GTCAGGGCCGGATCGATGCCCGCGAGCACCCTCCCCCCCTGGGTGCCGGCTACCACGCTGCGATGTGAATCGGTGAAGTTGTGCGTTTACCAGCGTCGTGAGTGAACGATGCGTTGTGTCTGTCGTCGTGCTGCTCGCAGCGTGTTGCCGAGCACAGCACCAGCGGACCGGTTGCACCTGCGGTGGGCTAGCCGCTTGACCTGTGGTCCGCCGAAGACGCGGCCTGGCCAGTCGTCGAGGTCGAGCTGTCGGGCTTGGCTGCGCCACATGGGGTGGTGGCAGCGGGGGCATGGGGTGCCGTCTACCAGGGTGGCGAGGGCCTGGGTGCGGGCCTGCTGGTGTGCCCAGCCGAGGCCGCGTTCGGTGGTGGTGGGTTTGCGCATCGTGTTCACCTGTCGTGGCAGGGCTGCGCCGTGGGGGGTGGGGGATGGGTGGCTAGCGGTGGGGGTGCCACCTGTTGGGTTGGGGTGTCCGGTGGATGGCTGCCCTTGATGCAAGGGGGCGCCCGCCGAGTGGGGGATTCGGCGGGCGGGATGGGGGGCTCGCGCTAGAGACACACGCGCTACACAGCGCGAGCGTAGCATCCATCTGCCAGGTTAGGCATATCGGACATCACGGTGTGTCGGCTTGGTGGTAGGCCACGCTGCACGGGTCATCCGGATGGGTGCAGGTCAGGCACATTCGGGTGTCGTCCCAGTTCTGGTCACCGCAGCGCGGGCAATGGGTAGCGTCGGCGGGCACATACCAGCTGGGTTCGCCCCGCTGGACGACGAACATCTGATCCGCGGCGCAGATGACCGGCGTAATCCCAGATAGGTGCTGGGCGAACCGGTCGCGGAACTCCTGCGCCTCGGCCATTGTGGTGTCCCGTCCGAAGCGGACGACGAGCCGGTCACCCGGATGAAGCACGGTGGCCTCTGCCGCGCCGTCGAGGATGTGACGTTGTCGGCGTTGCAGCCGCCAGGTGAGGGCGTTGGCGGCTAGGGCGATGCCGCTGAGCACTATGGCGGCGATGCTGGCGAAGGTCTCGGTCATCGGAGTCTCCGTAGGTCGTCGGGTCGCCAGCCGGAACCCACAGCGCAATCGTGCCACCAGGACTCCACCTCGTGGACCAGCCACTCCTGAACTTGCGGGGCGAGCCCATCCACGGCGGCGGCGATCTGCTGCAGGGCCGTCTTCTGCCAATCCAACGACCGGTCCGGTGACGGCAGGTCCAGCTTCTGGTGCCAGTACGAGATCCCCACGTAAATGTCGGAGAGGGTGGAGATGGCGGCGGTGGACGCCGGCGGCTGCGACTCTTTGGCCCGTTTCCGGGTGGTTTCCATGAGGGTCTGCCCGGATGGGGTGCAGGCGTCGCGGAGCTCGTCGAGGAGGCAGTTGTGGGTGAGGATGCTGCGGCGGTGCGCCATGAGGATGTTGTCGGTGAGCTGCCGGACCTGCCACACCATGTCGGCCAACTTGTCGTCTAGGGTGCGCAGCTTCTCGTGCCGGTCGTGGGTGAGCCGGTCATGGGACGGGGCCTTCATCGCCACCCCGTAATGACATCGAATGCGATCTTCCCTGCCTGGCGTGCCCCCGCGTATTCAACCGCGCTGGAGAAGCGCCAGAATCGGCGCTCGGCGAATCGGAACGGGCGCACGGGAACCCCGGCCACACCGTTGGGGAACGAGTCCTCGCGGACCACCTGCCAGCGCAGTATCAGGCGCTCAATCTCCCACTTGGTGATCATGGTTGGCCTCCTGGCCGGTCATGGCTGGGAGCCCTGGTCACGCGGACTCCCGCACAGCAACATGGACCTTGTGCTGGCCGAACTCCCAGCACCTCATCGGCGTAGCTCGTCTCGCAACACTTCGGCTGGCGCGTAGTCGAGCAGCGGGCCGAGACGCTCCGCCCGGCGCCGCGCTTCCTCGCTGCCCCGGATGTCGATGACGGGACCAACGGCGAGTTGTTCCCTGGCGGTCAGCCGGCGCCGCAGGTGGAACGCGCGGCCGGTCCATTCCCGCCACTCGCCGGCCAGCGGATTGCCGACCCCGGCCAGTTGGCGCCCGCATTCGACCTCGAGCGGCGACCGGAGCGGGATACCGGGCGATGAGACTGAGACGTGCCAGACCGGCCCGCCAAGCTGCATCTGTAGTCATTCGTAGCCGCTGTTCACGGTCAGGACGACGGTCAGGCCGCTGGGTAGGCGACGCCCGAAGTCGGGGTGCATTGTTTCGATCGACAGCCGGCAGTGCCGGTCGAGCGCGGTCCGCTGGTGCCGGTTCACCGTCCACCTCCGGGGGTGTTCGCCTGCCGTGCCGATTCCAGCACCCTGCGGGCACGCTCAGCCGCCTGATGGCCCTCCGGGGTAGCCCACATACCGGCACGCTGTTCGAAGCCGTCTGGGACGACACAGGCCCCGTTGCGGCGGTGCGCGTCAAAACCGGACACGTTGCGCCAATGCCGATGACAAGATCCACAATGCGCTTCGCTGGTCGCACGCCAGGTGCGCCGGCAGCCACCACAGGTCGCGGTCATGGCTGGGGCTCCTCCGGGGTGTCCACGGGCTGCCACGGAAGCAACAATCCGTCACCAGCAATGCGTGGAACGATGTGGACGTGCAGGTGAAACACCGTCTGAGTAGCAGCCGACCCAGCCGACGTGATCAGGTTGAACTGTCCCGGGGTCACTATCGACGCCAAGACGGCCGCATGCCTCATGGTGGCTGCGGTGATATCTGGATCTTCCGCTGCGTCGCGGACGTGAACTTTTGGCACCACGAGCACGTGGCCGGGCACGACCGGATTCAGCGGGCGGAAGGCAATCGAGTCGGGAATTGCCGCCACCATGTCTGCCGGTGCTCTGCCGGCGACGATGTCGCAGAAGACGCAGGTGGCAACACCGCGGCCCGACGCCTGGTGGTAGGCGCGGCCGAAGTGGTCGAGCATGCGATCGTCTGGCTGTGGCTGTCCATGCACGCGTGCCCAGTCGCGAGCGGCCGCGACGCCTGCCTTCCAACCTTCATCGGTAATGTCATTCAGCGGCATACTGGCCGTCCTTCGGGGTGTCCACGGGCTGCCACGAACCACCGGCGTACAGCGGTCGACGAACCCAACGCGGCGAGATGTAGCGCGGTTTGCCCTCAATCGGGACTGGGCCAATCGGCTCCTCTGGTCCGCCGGCGCACGGAATCGCGTACTGCCACAGGTCCGGCTCGCCACCGGGTTCGCGAAGCCGGCCTGCCTCAGCCAAAGCAGCCAGGACGTCCTCGGCCCAGTTTCGTGAGACCACGTCGGACGCGCCGCAGTTGCACTCACGTCGGTGCATCGCCTCCGCGACGAGTTCGACGTCTTCGGGGGTCCAGGTTGGCTCAGCCGGCATCGGTGGCCTCCTTCGGTGTGGTCTGCGAGTTCTCGGCACCGCAGCAGCAGCGGTGCATGTCGTGCTCGTCTAGGCGCGCGCAGACGTGCTGACCGAGCACCTTCTCGCCGGGTTGCGGGCGCCAAGTGAAGCCGCAGTCGCGGGGCTCAGCCGGCATCGGGAACACCCCCGCCAGCAAGCGCCTGTGCAAAGTCGGGCTGCTCCGGGGTTCGGCCGATGCGAATCCAGCGGCACCAGTCGCCAAGCTTCCAACCGAGCACCTGTCCGGCTGCGCGGTCGGCGATCAGCAGCTCGGCGGCGCGGGCTCGGATCTCCTGCTCGGTGTCCAGGCCAACCCGGACCGCCTCAAGCGTCTGCGGGATCTCCTGCTCGGCGGACAAGCCAGCCGGCCCGTTCAGCTCCCGGTCAGCGGCAAGGAACGCGGCCTTCTCCGCCTCGGTGAGGTCGGGGATTGGCTCGATGGTCGGCTGACCGGCTTCGGCGAGACGGTTCACGGCCGCCTTGAGGTTGCGCCAAGCGTCGACTGTGCCGGCTTGGACGTGCGTAACGGCGGCTTCGACGACGGCGTCCCGGGCGGGGTCGGTGGTGGTGATGCGCACCGGATAGGTGCCGCCAGGCTGTCCGCCGTCGGCGTACCGAGACAGCCCGTACCATCCGTCGTCCAACTGGACGTAGTACCAGCCGCCGCCCGGCCAGGATTCGTCGTCGTGCCGCCGGGCGGCGTGGATGGTGACCGGCTGCGGCTCAGACATCGGTGGCCTCCGGCGAATGCTCAACGATGAAGACGACGGCCGCGCCCAGCACTGACGCCAACATCAGCCGGTCCCACTCCGGATGGTCAAGTAGCCCCTGCACCAAGCCAGATGTTGACCGGGCCCGGTCATCGGTGCATTGGCGTAGATGACCAACGAGCCGCAGCAGGTCTTCCCTCGCTTCGGCGAGTGCCTGGTCCATGAGTGCGATGTCGTACGGCTGCTCAGACATTCGGGGCTCCGAGGGGTTCGGGTGGTACCGGCAGCGACTTGATCGCGTCGATGATCAAGGCGTCGGCTGCCCGTACGTCCAGGTCAACGTCGCCGTATTCGTCGACCACGCCCTCGATGAGCCCGGCCTTGACGAGCGGCCCGTACACCTCGTACGCCCAGCCGCTGTTACCGAACGGCCGCTTGCCGTCGAAGCCTTCCTCCTCCCGCCACAGTTGTACGAGCAGGGCGATCAGGTAGTCGCGGACGGTTGCCGCGTGGGCGTCGTTCTCGCCGAGGGGCGTGTTGAGAACGCGCTGGCTAACGGTCGGGTCGCTCATTGGTACTGCTCCGTTCTGATCAGCGGTTCGGGTGGTACAGGAGGATGCGGAGGATACGGCGGATCAGGGTTGGTCATGGGGTTACTCCTCCACTGACAAGATGGCTGATCAACTGTTCGCCGATGTGGTGTGTGAAGGCCGGCGGGATGGCCTGACGCGCCTCGAACTTGGTCATCCACCCGCATTCCATCGCGTCCGCATAGGCACGTTCGCCCTTGTGCATGAACGGCAGCAGCCGCGGGTTGCGGTGACAGGTGCACGGCGACAGCAGGGTGAACGCGGACCAGTTGCCGGTCTGGAACACCCGATGCCGTTTCACGTTGAGCCCGAACTGGGTTCCGCACAGCAGCCAGTCGGCGCGCATCGTCCCGTCCCAGGCGGCCTCGGGGACGTTCTCCACCACCCACGGCAACGTCTGCTTCTCCAACGCCCGCAGGGTGGGGGTGAGCAGGTCCGGATGGTCCTCCCGCCGGCCCCGCCACGCCGTTGCCCGGCTGCGGGTCTGGCAGGTCGGCGACGCGTGGATGAAGTCGAACCCGGACAGGAACGCCGCGTCGTCCAGCACCGCGAGCGCGTCGGCCTGGTGGAACTCGTACGGGTAGTTCGGCTGCGGGTGTTTGTCGACCCCGGTCATCTCGCAACCGGCGTCGGTGTAGCCCTTCGATGCCCCACCTGCGCCGGAAAACAGGTCCAACCCCCGCGGCCTACCCACAACGACGTCCGGGGGATGCGGGGGATACGGCGGATCAGGGTTGGTCACGGGGTTACTCCTCCAGCTTGTGCGCGAAGGCGAGCCGAGCGGGCCTTGTCGTAGTCACTGCGTGCCTGTTTGCAGTGCTCACAGCGGCATCCGAGCGTGTACCCCGAAACGGTGCCGTGCCTTATGCCCGAGCGCCCCGCCTCAAATTGGGCCTTGAGCCGCCGCCTCGCCTTCCTAATCGTGGCGCGGTTGCAGATTCGGCAGCGCCGGCCAGAGTCCGTGATGATCAGGTTGTCACCGCTGAACGGATGTCCGTTGGGGCATTCGGTGTTCCGCGCCAACTGCGCCGAAATCCCGTAGCCGCGTAGGACGTTCTCCCGATTGGTCACCGGCTCAAGGTGGTCAGGGTTGACACACCGCTTGTTGCGGCACAGGTGGTCCAGCACCAGGCCATCCGGGATCGGCCCCACAAGGTATTCCCAGGACAGTCGGTGGACACGCTGTAGCCGTCCGTCGAACTGGATGACCCCGTAGCCCTTCCCGTTGTCCGAGCCGGTCCACTGCCAGCAGTCGCCTTCAGCGTCGACGCGGGCGAAGAACTGCTCCGCTTGAGTGACGTTCATTCGCCAGCTCCTTCCTGATTCTCGCTGCCGGTTTTCAACTGCTCCCTCGCCTCGAGGTAGTCGTCGGTGGGTGGGGTTCCGTGGCGCATGGACCGCCACGTCGACGGCTCCTGGATCATGACGCGGCCAGGTGTTCGGCGCGGCATAGTGCGCAGTTGTTGGCGAGCTGTCCGCGGTGCTTGCGGCATTTAGGAGCAGCAGCGACACGTGCAGCGCGTTGGGTTTGCCACCGTTCGTGTGTTCGGCGCGCGTCGGCGCAGGCACCGCAGGGTGGCGGTTGGGGATCGTCTTGGTGTTGTTGGCATTGGCGGGGGGGTTCGGGTCTCGCGCGCGGACCGTGAGTTCTATCCCCTACCTGTACCCCTAGGTCTTTCTCTCCTTCTAGCGGCCGGACTGTCCGCGGACTGTCCGCGGACAACTTGGCTTGGGCTCGCTTGCGGCGCTTCCTCTCGCGATCCGCAGTACGACGCCTCGTCAACTCGTCCATGCCGTCTTGCCAGTCAGACCACGCCGAGACCCGAAAACCACCGGGTGCCCTAGTCCACAGGCCGTTCGACAGCAACGCGTTGACCGAGGTTTCGTACCTGCGTCTCCGAGCAAGTTGCGGCAGGCTGCCCTCGGGGATGAAGCCTTCCTGTCCTACTTCGCCGGCGCGTGCGAGTCCGCGGACGAACATGAGTTCGGCCGCGTCGTCCAATGATTCGACACGTGGGTCGCCGTAGTAGCGGACGGCCAGCTTCACCCAGTCCACCCGTCTCCTCCGGGTATCCCCGCTGTCCCCGCTGTCCCCGCTGTCCCTATTGGCCGGTGGCCGAACACGGCCTGGTGCGCGGCCTTCGACTCCGGGTGGTCCCGGTACCGGCCGCCACACGCACACGTCAACGTAGGCGCCTCGGGTGGGACGGTGTTGGCGGCGCCAGCCATGTACGGCACCACGGCGTCACGTTTGCGGGTGTCCCGCGGCCGGCTGCGGGACGCGTTCTTGGCGGTCATGACCGCTGCTTCTGCCATTGGGCAAGCTCTTGCAATAGCCAAGCAACGGTTAGGAGCCGGCCCTCGGTCGGGTTGTCGCCGTCCTTTTCGGCGCAGGGTCGGCCGGCGTCGGTCTTGATTGCCCACCGCAGCAAATCGGTCGGGAAGAACAGCAGCACCCCGGTTTCGCCGACTACGTACACCCACCACTCCGCGTCGGTCACGTTCAGGCCGCTTGGCTTCCACCGCTTGCCGGTACCGCCCGGGTCCTGTAGGAGTTCGACGTAGATCTTGCCGTCGAGGTACCGCTTACGCTTGACTTCGATTCGCCCCTGGCCGTCCCGCAGGGCAGCCAACGCGTCGCCAATGAGCAGCTCGCCTTGTCGTCCGTACTGGTAGTCGTGGTCGAACTTGGGTTCGTAGGTAGTCATGACTCGACCTGGTTTCCCCAGCCGACCCAGCCCTCTCGGGGGCGGCGCTGGAATAGCTCGCACTTCGGGTAGTCCGGGTACATGCGCTCGATGAACTGGTACGCCTCGTCGGGCTTTGCGCTGTGCTCGGTACGTGGACCGTGGATAACCGACGCCGGACGGACCGACGGGGGCGGTGCGGGGATGCTGCCGCGGGCACCGATCAGCAGCAACTCGTGCTGCTGGCGGGCGTAGTAGCCCATGCCGATGCGGTCCTTCACCCACACCATGCACGTCCGGTACTCGTAGCCCCAGGCATCGACGATCTGTAGCCCCTCGCGAAGCTTCGGGCTCGTCGTCCACAGGAACAGCACGCCGTCCTCCGCAGCCGGCGGTTTGAGTTCGGCGATCTCCTCAACGCTCATGGTCGGGTAGTGGTTCTCGATCGCCCGGCTTTCCTCGTCCTCGGCGAAGTCGTACCGCCAAGGCGGATCCGCGTACAGCACCGGGAAGGCGCCCAGCGTCGACGGGTCTTCGCTGTGCTGCCGAGCTATCTCCTCAACCCGTCGCTGCCGCCGGATCTCACGCACGTGCCGCCGCAGATCCTGAACGGACCAGTCCTGCTCCTCAGCCAGCGCCAGCGCCTGACGTGCCTTGGACAGGTCGTCACCAGCGAGAGCGGCGACAACACGGTGGTGCGTCCACGAGAGAACTTCGGATCGATCCGAAGTTTCGAACTTGCCGGCCACCCACCCCGCATCGGCGAAAGTCTGGAACGAGTAAGTGTCGGGGTCGAGTACCTGCGCGGCGCGCTCGCCGTAACGGTGTTCGCCGTACCGCCACCAGTCGCCGATCCACCACATGACACCCTCGGCCATGTGCGACAGGCGTTTGCCGTACGCCGCCCAGTCGTCGAAGTCCAACCCGTCGGGCAGCGTCAACGCCGTACGGGTCAGCTCGACGCCAGCCAGTTCAACTTCGCCCCCGCGGGCGGCCAGCTCGCTCACTCGTTCTCCTTCGTCCGTTGTGCTGTGTCGTGCGCGCGGCGTGCGCAGCACCGGGGTTGCATGTGCTGTCCGTCGGGTCGGCCGTCGCATGGGCAGCGCCGCGGCCGGCAGTTCTGGTTCTTGTGGCACCGGCACGGGTAGCGGGCGCCGGTCAGAGTCTTGGTCACAATCCACCGGCCAGCCGGCGGCCTCACGACTGCACCGTCCCGCAGGTGGGGCACACCGAACCCCTGGTCGGCCGCTTCGTCAAATGCCACGACTCGCACCGGCAGGCGTAGGCGAACATGGGCACACCGACGGTGCGGGTCATCCGTTCCGCCGCCACCGCCGCCTGCTCCCCGTCGCGGTAGGCACGCTTCTCCGGGTTCGGACAATGCGCCGGCCGGCTCATCGCTGGCCCTTCACGTGTCCACAGTGTGTACGAAGCTGTGGACACGTCCCCGATGGCGCTGAACGGTCCGCGGTGACACCCCGAGCCGGATGGCGATCTGCGCCGCCGACATCCCCGCCCCGGTCAGATAGGCGACAACAGCAGTCATCTCCGCCGTGGACAGCCGAAGCTGCCGGTCCCCACCGCAAGCCCGTTGCACCGCCATTTCGTCGAACCCCGCCGGCCTGGCTCCCCGCTGCCGCCCCTTCGGGCGTAGCCGGCCATGCTGCCGCCAGGCGGCCCGCATCAGCTCGACGGTGTCGGGGCAGCGGCACCCGAACTTGGCGTACGCGTAGGTGGATCCGTGCTGCACGGCGTTGCATCCGGTCACCGCCGTCCCCGCATGTCGCCACGCTCCGAATCCGTCAACCCACCCCAAATCCCGAACCGCTGATCCGTCTCCAACGCCCACGCAAGGCACTCGGCCCGTACCGGGCAGCCGGCACAGATGCGCTTGGCCCGGTCCTGGATGAGCTGCGCCGTGGCACCGCGGTATTCGTCGGGGAACCACCACTCCCCGTCGTGGCTACGGCAGGCGCTGCGGTGCCGCCAGTCGTCGAGCACGTCCAGGCCGTAGCTGCTACGCCGGGTCACTTCCCCTCCCCCGCGAAGTCGATCCGCTCGTACAGTTGCCAGCCGCGGCCGTCACGCTCGTCCACCCACACGTTCACCACGGAATCGCGGAGAGCCCCAGCGAGCCAGTTTCGGCGGTCGTTCTCCACGTACCGGTATGCCTGGGCGCGCGACTCGTGCCGGCGGCGGTTCCCGACCACCGTCGTGGACCAGAGTTTGCGCTGCGCCTTCACTACGCCGAGGACTTGCCGGTCCAGCGGATGACGCTTCCTAGGTGGCATCGGCGTTCTCCTGCGCACGTTCGGCCGGGGTCAACATCTCCCAGTCGTCGCAGCAGTAGCCACCGGCGCAGTCCATCCCTTCGGCCGAGTGGATGCTGCCGGCGTCCTTCGCCTTCGGATCGTCTTTGACGCCGTCCATGCCCTGCGTCCAGTCGCAGCCGAGGGCAACAATCTGTTGCGCGGCGCGGCGGGCGTGGCGCAGGCACATCGGCGGACCCGACACCCGGTGTCCCGTCTCGACGTGGACCACCGACCAGGAGCCGTGGTACCGATCGCCGTCAACACAGGGCGCCACGACCAGGCCAGGCACGATCAGTTCCCCGAACACGCGCGTCGACCGGATCCGGCCGTTTCCGTCCTTCCAGACGGCGTCGAACATGACCATGTCAGGCATCGGTTCCTCCTGGTGGGGTGTCTGAGTACTGCCGGAACCAGCGGGTGGGGATGCCTTCCCGTTCGGCCAGTCCGCCGCATTGGGTGGTGCCGGGCGAGTCGTCGAGCAGGAACGCAAGGCACACGTCGGCGCCGAGCCGGACCATCTCCCGGTTGCGTCGGACACCGGCCGCCTTGCCGTACTGCCGCCAGTCCGCCGGATGCCGTTCCGCCCTCACCGGCCAGTACTCGCGGCGGTTACGCGCCCAGTAGTCGGCCATGATGTCGGCGCCCGGCGCGCAGCCGTGGACCACCACAAGCTCGGTGCAGCCGGCGTTCACCGCCTCGACCGCCACGGCGTCCAGCGCGATCCGGAGCAGCTCCTGGTCTCGCCACTTCCGGGAGCCGGTCACCAGTACCCGCATCGTCTTGTCGCTCACGGCACCAGTTCCTTTCCCCCGTCGTTGTCGAGCCAGTACGCGCCGCCATCCATCGCCACCGGGATCTCCTCGGCGAGCTCGCGCTCGAGCAGCACCCAGCCGTAGTCCTTCGCCTCGTCCAGCTGGTCACCCTTGGCTGACGTGACACGCATGTGGTGGTAGCCGCAGGCCGCCAGCAACCACGCCACCCCGTTCAACTGCTCGGCGCGTTCGCCTTTCCGGCCGCCCATCTTGCGGTTCAGCCGGTGGTGTATCTCCGTCGCCCATGCGGTGCAGTCCGGCCATTCGCACCTGTCCCCGGCCCGCTCCAGCACGATGACGCGTGTGGACTTGCGGGGTCCGGTGTTGCGGTACCGGTACTTCAACGGCGACTTGCGCATCAGTCGTCCCCGGCGATGACAACCGGCTCGGACAGTTGCTGCTCCCATTCGCCGATGAGCTTGTCCGCCACCGCCCCCGCAACCTGCCGTGCGTCGTGGGTGGGGCGGAACGACAAGGCCAATGGCAGGCCACCCGGCCGGATACCGAGCCCGGCCACCAAGGCGCCTTCCCGCATCCACACCACGTCCTCGCCCTCGCCGCGCGACTCCGACAACAGGGTGTTGACGAAACCCGGCCGCACCTTCTCCACGGTTTCGATCTCGTCGGGATGGAACACCCGCACCCACTCCACCAGTGCGGATTCGTCCCGGACGTACACCGACTCCTGGCTGACGGGAAGGGACACCACGCCGACCTCGGGTAGCCGCCACGTCGGCGCCGTTCCCTGCTCCTTCAACTCGGCCCGCGCATCCTCCGCCAGCTGCTCCCGGATCGCGCTCGCCTTGGCCTTGGCTTTGGCCGCGAGCTGTTCCCACAGCAGGATGTGGGAGATGTCCTCTTGCCGGCTCACTTCGCTTCCTCCTTGCTCGCTTTGCGTTCGGCCTCCAACGCGTCAATGACCCGGTCAGCCTCGGCTGCGGTCAGGTGCGCCGACGAGTCAATGTCGCGGCCGACGATCAGTGACGTGCGGGTCAGCCGCATCTCCCGGTTCTCCGTGCCACCCAACCCGACCTGGGGCCAGAGCACGTGCATGCGTTTGTGCTGTCGTTCGGTGACCGGCATGACCGCGCTGGTCGGGGACAGTTCCTCCTGCCGGGCCACCAGCTGTCGCCGCAAATCGATCGCGTCCTGCGCGGTGATGCGCTGCGCTTTCTCATGCTCGGTGATCCGCTGGCCGATCCGGTCGCAGTCATCCTTCGAGGTGGCGTCCCGGATCTTCACAGCGGCGCGGGTCAGGATGTTCTGCCGGTTCGGTGGCACCGGGGCCGGCTCCTGTGGCCGCGGCCGGGGTGCGGTGGACTCGTCCACATGGGTTTCCTTGCGCCACAGGTCCAACGCCACCCCGAACCGCATCGACGCGTTACGGATGCTGTTGTGGACGAAGAGTCCGTTGGCTACGTACTCATGGACCTCGTCAACGCTGAGGTTCCACACCGGCGCGACGCCGGCGTCCAGCACGGCCACGACACGCGGGGCCACAGAAGACGGCCCACGGCTTAGTGGTTGCGAAGGCGACACCACATTCGGCGCAGGTCCGGTCGATGGGCGGCTTGGCAGTACTGGGGCGAGGCTTGACAAGCCCTGCGGCCCGCCGAGCCGCTTCCTTGCATCGGGCGCTGCACCACCGGACGTTGCGTGTGCGCTTGTAGGAGGCGAAGTCGCAACCGCAATGCGCGCAGCGGTAGGACAACGGCTCTCGTTCCTCGTAGTGATGCTGGGCGTGCTCAACAGGGGAGATCGCGACGAGGTTGGCCGGGGCGTTGTTGAGAGGATCGTGGTCGCGATGGTGGACGTGCCAGCCATCGGGGATGGCACCATGCTCCGCGATATAGATATCCCGGTGCAAGAACGTCCTAGGTTCTGTGGTGGCCATGAAGTAAACCCGCCGGTGCCTGTCCGAATGGTTGGGGTGGCGGCGGTAGATGCGCCCAGCCCAGACCAAGTCTTCTGCGTTGGCTGCCTTGCGGTATCCGGCCATGCATACAGCATATCTCCGTTGCGGAGCGCCCGCACCGATACCGCGCCGCGCTGTGTCGGAACGCGGTGATGGGGTGTCGCCACCAGGACGCGGCCGTCGTCGACTAGCACTGCCAGCACGGGCGCAGACTCGGCCGATAGCCAATGATCAGTCACCCGGCGCCACCCGTGGCGCGTCGGTACCTCTTGGCCGACGGCCACGGTCTCGACCGGCTGCCAACCGTCACGGGTGAGGATCGGTGTGCCCGTGATGAGACAGTCGCCGATGGTTTCCTTCATCGCGGCGCCGCCACGCTTCCCGTCCGCGTCGCCGTAGCCGATGCGGGTCACACCGGACACGGTGAGCCGGATCCACATGCCGCCGTTGTCGTCCAGCGCGGGCAGGCCCCGCGGGTCCAGGGCGAACGGCTCCCACGTCCACTCCGGGTCCGCCTCGAGCAGCCGGTCGGTGGTGTCGGCGTGGCCCACGAAGTCCAGGTGAATGTGCGCCCCGGTGATCCAGGATGCGCATTCGCCGCAGCGGCTCTTGGTGTGCTTGTCGCACACCCGGCTCCGCGCGTCCCGGCAGTCGCCGCAGGTGACCCGCGGCAGTTTGCCGATCTTCTCCGGCGGGAACGGCTGCCGCAGCAGCTGCGCAATCTCCGGGGTCACGGCCGCCTCCAGGCGATGTCGTGCTCCCCCGGTGCCAGGTACTGGAAGCGATACCGGTCGTAGTCCATCTGTGCGCGCAGCACCGCCTCGTCCACCGCCGTCGGCGTGTCGTCGCAGTCGTTGCGGTGCATCAGCCGCATCGCGTCCGCCTCGCCACGGGCCTTACCGTCCAGGAACGCCTGACGTAGTCCCTGCAGCCAGTCGCGGGCGCTGTGGCAGAACCACATCAGCGCGCACAGGATGAACGCACCGGCGACGATGAGGCCGACGCCGTACAGGGCTGCCAGGTCGGCGGTCATGGGGTTGGCGGTCACGACGACTCCCAGAAGACCAGGACAGCCACGATCTCCGCGGCCACGACCAGCAAGCACAACGCCGCCATCCCGGGTGTTATGGGCTTACGTGGCTTGCCCACTCCCAGAACCACCGCCAATGCTGACCAGGCGAACCAGGAGACCAACAGCCACTTAACGACTTCGCTCACGCCGTCGCCCCCGCCCAGTCGAGCCAGCCCGGCGCCCACGTAAGGTCCACCGGATGCAGGTCCCGCACGGCTTCGAACAGCCACGCCCGGGACGGGGTCATGTCGGCGGCGAACAAGGTGCCCAAGTGTTCGTCGACGACGATGATGGGGCCGGTGGTTTCGACGGCGGGGATTTCACCGGTGAATGGTTCATCCCCCCGGGGCCGGATTTCGGCCATTGCTTTCTCGGTCCAGCCTTCGGGGATGGGGGCGGGCATGAACCGCGCGAGCAGGTTGCGCAGAAACGCGCGCAGACGCCTCATGCCGTCACCGCCTCGTCGGTGCGGATGGCCACAACCTGCCACCCCAACCAGATCGGCCCGTTGTCGGCGCGGAACCCCAACGACTCGTACTTGCCGCCGAACATGCCCGGACGGGGCAGCCCCAGAATGCGCGCCCACAGGTCCACGGCGCCCCGGCTGGTGAAGTCCAGGGTGAGTGTGATGTATGTGTAGTCCGGGTGGTCGTTGGCGAACACCCGCGACGGGGACGGCAGGTGGTGCTGGTAGGCGAGTGCGGCGACGGCCTGCAGCGTTTCCCGGCGCAGCACGTCTATTTCGATGACGGTGGTCACGGCTTGTTCCCCTTGGTTGTGTCGATCAGTACGAGTCGGTGGCCGGCGGGCATGTGGAAGCCGTGGAACCAGGCCCACGCGGCGGCCGGGGTGGTCTGTTTCTCGGCGCGCCACAGCCGTGGGCCGTCTGCGGTGGGCCGGTCCTCCAACTGCCACAGCCGCACTGTCTGGTCCCGATACGTCTCGGCCACCTCGGACCACGCTTCGGCCCGCTCCTGCAGCAGGGCCAGCTCGGCTGGGTCCCGCATCGGGATGAGTGCGTCTGGGGTGGACAGTGGGTGGTGGGCGAGCATCCACGACGGGGCTTCCCGGGCGGACTCTTCAGCGAACATGGTCACAGTGCACCGCCGAGAAGTTCGCGTGCCCGGGCTACATGGCAGCGCTGCCCGGGCCTCGGCTCCAGGAATCCGTGGGTCTGGCAGCCGCCGTGGTGGTCGAATTCGCACGGCTCGTCGTCGACGAACTCGGCGAGCAGGGCGCGGAGCTGTTCCACCTCGGCCAGCAGCTTCGGTGTGTCGGTGCCGAAGTGTTCCCGGACGGAGAACGGTAGCCAACCGCCGTTTGGGCCTCCTTCGGCAGCCTCAATCCACCGCTGTGCCGTCTCGGCACGTGCCCGGATGGCTTCGAGGTCGAGTGTCATGCCCACATCACCCGCTTCGCAGATGCGTAGTCCGCGGTACCCATGGCGAACCTGTCGGGCAAACAGTCGGTGCACAGGCAGGTGCGGCCGTGTGGTGTCAGGTCGGTGCCCGGCCCGCCGCCCTCAAGAGTGGGGGAGGAGACGACGGCGGACCGGGCCGGGACGGCAGCGTCATAACCGCCGCCGTCCCGTTCCGGGGAGCGCTGAACCCCTGCTGGTGGCACAGCAGCGCCCATCCCGGAGTCTGTTGCCATGTCCAACGCCAGCAGCACGTCGGCTATGGCATCCAACCTTTGCTGCCGGGTGGCGTGGGCGTACCTGCCGGATCCCGGATTCATGATGCCGCCGATGGTTCCCGCGGCGATGGCGTATTCGGCTCCGCAGTGGGGGCGCATGGTCATCTCTCGGCGCATCAGGTCGATGAGGCGCTGCACCTCGGGGCTGTTCCCGGTCACGACGCACGCTCCGGTGTGTATCCGGCCGCCGCCAGTTGCGCCGGCGTCGCCGCTTCGGCAATCCTCTGCCGGGCGTTGTACGCGGCCATCGTGTCGCGGGTGTTGTAGTACACGCGCAACTCCAGCGACCCAAACGCCCGCTCGGCGGCGACCTGCTGCCCGACGCTGTACTGAGGCTTGACGCCGAGGATGCCGGCCATTCGTTCGACCTCGTACAGGCCGTCGCCGTCATCGGTGGCGTGGACGCAGACCAGCATCGACGGGTACATCGGCAACGCCGCGTCGGGGTGCTGCTCGTACCAGTCGGCCAGTTCGCGCAGGCCAGCGATGAGTGCTTGGCGGGGCTGGTCCATCTCGGCGGGCGTGCGGTTGATCATTGGGTGCCGTCCTCTGACTCGGTGAGGTAGCGGACGTACAGGTCGCCATCGGCGTGCCGCTCGAAGGTCCAGGGCTCGCCAGGCCGTACCGGCTCATCGCGCGGTGGGAGGTCGGCGGGGACTTCGGCCGCCGGCTCAACCTCGATCTCCACCCGGTCCGAATCGCGCTCGGTGAACATGCCCACCTTGCGGTATCCGGCGTCCTTGATGGCCTGCACGATGCGGTGCGGCGCGAACGTGGTCTGCGTGCCGCTGGCCAGTTCGCCCTTGGTGGGGATTGGGAACGCAACCCCGTTGATGGTGAGGGTGGAGTCGTCGGTGAGCAGACCGCCGGCGGTGGTCACAACCGCGACGGTCTTCACCGCCGTGGCCGGGGACGTGTCCCCCGGGCGGTGGGTGTCGACGATCTGCCGGATGATGCGGATGCGCTGCGCGTCGTCGGTGAACTGGGGTGAGTCGCAGACGGTGCGGACGCTGTCGAGCAGCTGGCGGTCGGTGACGGTCATGACGCGTCCTCGAAACGGCACCGGTACCCGGACGTAGACGCGTACTGCCACTCCCGGATACACCACAACGAGATGTGGTCCCCCGGCTTCAGCAGCGAGCATCGAGAGTCGTCACACCGGTACGTCTGCCCGTCCTCGGTGAGCCGGACGGCGTAGTTCTGGCTGGTCGACTTGCCGTCGCCTAGGAACCGGGACTGCACATCCTGGACGTTGCCCTCAACGTGCCGGAACTGGTGGTACTCCATGCTGTAGGGGAAGAACACCCAGGCGGAGATGCCGAGGGTGACGACGACGGCGACGATGCCGGCGATGGTTGTTACGGCGGCGAACTCGGTCTCCGAGTAGCTCCGGTCCGCACGCTCGCGGCGCCACCAACGGACCCCGAGGACGGTCACCACAATGCCGGCGACGGTGATGAGGCCTGCGACGATCAGGCCGACGATGAACGACAGGCTTACCTGTGTCATGCGATACTCCTTTGGTCTGGCGTCCGTCATCCGGGTTCGGCACTCAGTTGGCGGACGCTGGTTTTGTGTGTGCTGCCGGGTCCGGCCCGCGTTCCCGTGCGCGGCGAACCGGACCCGGAGATCATGGGCGCAGGTGATCGGGGATCGGCACACCTGGCGCGGCCTGGACATGCTTTGAATGGCCGAGAGCCCGGCCGCAGACGCAGTTGCCAGCACCGGAGTGGATGTCGCGGGCGTATACGTGCGGCAGGTTGTACTGGCCGGGGAACGGGCCAGTGGAGCCCTCCCAGCCGGGGACGGTTACATCGGGGCGCGTCACGGCTTCACCTCTACGCGGGGTCGGGGTGGCATGGTGGGCCCCGACGGGCCGGGGGGCACCGGCACCGGCTGACTCGTCACGGCGGTGAGGACGGCCCGGCCGTACATGCCACCCACGTACAGCAGGGCCAGGGCGACGAGTAGGGCGGTGGATCGGCCACCGGATCCGGCCTGCAAGCTGACGATGCCGGCGACGGTGAGGACGGTGCCGGCGGCAATGGCCAGTAGGCCAAGACGGCGGATCACGACTCGCCGCCTAGGGTGATTCCCATGCGACGCAGATTCGCGTCCACGATCGCCGCCGACTGCTCCGCTGTCTCGACCGGCTCGGCGGCATCGAGGTGCTCGCGGATCCGTCGGATCACCGCGTGCGCCTGGACGATCTCCAGCCGTTGTCCTTCGAAGCGGGAGCCGGGGCCGGAGCCCTCGCGGTTGTAGTTGCCCTCGATGTGCCAGAGCATGTTGCCGATTTCTTCGGCGAGTTGCTTGTCCTCGGGCCGCCAGTAGTTGGTGACGCTCATGATCTTGCCTCCATGTAGGTGCGGCCCCGGTGGAAGGCGAGGAGCGCGGGTAGTGGGTTCTTCTTCGGCCGCCACGGCGGCATGCCCTTCTTCGCCCCGTTGCCGCCTTTGCCGGGTGGGATCTGCTTGGTCGGCTTGGGCTGCTTGGGCGGCGGCGGGATCTGCTTCGCCGGCTTGCTCACGACGCGGCCTCCAGTTCGTCGAGTAGGGACGGTGCGTTTCGGAGGCCGTTGAGCACCGAGATGACCAGCCATGAGGTGCGGTGCTGGTTGAAGTTGCCGACGAGCAGCGAACTCAGTGGCGTGAGGTGGAGCGCATCGGAGAGCTGGAATCGCTTAGCGTCGCCCTGCTTGCGCATGAACTCGAAGCAGCCCCAATCGCGCAGCATGAGGTGGTTCTCGCGGTCAGCGTCCTTGAAGCTGAGCTGCGGGATGTAGGCGAACCGCTTGGCACCCTCGGTCGGCCTAGGCTCGAGGTCGAACAGCGTGAGCAGCGGCGAATCGGGCGAGTCGGGGTTGTGCTTGAAGGTCAGCTCCACCTGGTCCGGGTGGATGATCGCCAAGCTGAGCCGCTTGTCGTTCGCCTCTGGAATGCTGCCGACGACGTACCGCGACAGCAGGTCTGCTCGAGCGGCCGGCGGCCACATGCCGTCGATCTGGAATGAGTTGTTGATCCACTCGTGCGCGCCTGGTCGGCGGTCGCCCTCGAGTTTGAACGACTCCGTCCGGCTGTCGTCGGGGTTGCGGATCAGCTTGACTGTGCTGACCGACCACCTCGGCGGCGTGTTCCGACGCGCGAGGGGGTAGATGCGTATCAACGATCGGAGCGTCGGACTGATACCTGCGGAGCAGACGAACACGCGGCCGTCGCGGCGGGTGGGCTCGGGTACGGTCTTGCCGAGCATGACGAAATCGTCGATGGTCAGCATTGCTCGCCCCGCCCTTCGGCCCATGCGGCGAGCACGTCGCCATGGCAGGCTTCCGGCGCGCACCAGCAGCCGAGTGCCTTACCGCGCAGGCTGTCGAGTTTGGCCAGCAGCGACGGCTTGTGCGGCAGGTAGTGCTGTTCGTAGTGGCGGATCACCGTGTCGCGGTCGCCGTCGTCGGGCATCTCGAACGGGTTGCCCCACGGGCTGCGCCGGTCCACCCGCTCGTACAGCCCCGCAGTCTCCGCCCAGCCGATCAGGTTGTTGTGAGTGCGCATGGACACGACGACGGTTTCGCCATCGCGGAGCCGCTTGAGTAGGTCCCGGTCCTCGTCGGACCATTGGGCGAAGATGCGCTCCTGCCGTATCTCCTCCACGATCGCGTCCGCATCCACCTCAGCGGGCAGGCCCTCCACGGCCTCGCGAAGTAGATCCTCACCGATATTCAGATCTTCCCCGTTCCGGTTCTGAATACGGCTGATAGTCGGCTGGCTGACGTTCAGCGCTTCAGCTACCTCGGTTTGCTTCCATCCGGCGCGGGTCAGCAGTAGGACGCGGATGGCAAGCAGCGCTTGACGCCGCTCAGTGATGTCTGCGGTCCACTTCCCGACCGTCTTCGGCGTAACGCCGGCGTACTTTGCGATCGTCGCGATCGAGTAGTCCGGGTTCGCCGCGGCGATCTCCCGCGCGATCGCGGCCAGATCAGTCCAGGCGATCCGGTCGCCGTGCTTCGTCGACAGCGACGCGGCATACAGCTTCACCGGAACGCCGGCCGGTATCGAGTGGTAGTCCACGTCGATCGTGTCCCGCTCGGCCTGCCGGTGCGCTCGAGCCCGGTGCATCCCGTCCAGCAGCCGGTTCGTGCCCGCCTCGAGCGCGATCGCCGGGAACACATCCCCGGCAGCGAGGGCCTCGGCGTACCGGTCCACCGTCGCCTGCGACCACTCGGACCGCGGGTAGACGTCGGGGTCGAAGACGATGCCGGATAGCGCGAGCTCGGTCATGACGCGGCCGCCTCGATATCGACCGGCAGGAACCGGGTTACCGGTACGCCGAGCAGTTCAGCAAGGCTCGCGAGCTCGGCGACGTCGAATGGCGTCTCGCCGTTGAGGCGGCGCCAGACGTACGCCTGGCTGACGTTCATCCGCCGCGCCAGCTCGGCGCCGCTGATCTGCTGGATGCCCAACTCGGCACGCACCCGCTCGGCAACGAACTGGGGGAGAGGCTTGCTCATACCGGAAGTGTCTTACGCTGAGCGGAAGATGTCAAGCAAGCGCGTAAGCTCGAATCTCAGGCATTGTGATCTACACGCTGAGCGTGTAACACTCTGCACATGGCAGAGATGGGAACCGCTCAGCGACTGAGGGTTGCGGTCGCCGAAGAGGTCCGGGTGTGGATGACGCGGCGGCGCGTCACTGGCGCCGGGCTCGCCTCGGCGATCGGCCGGTCACAGGCGTACGTGTCTCGACGGCTGACCGGAGATACAGCGTTTGATCTCGATGACCTGGAGCGGATCGCGACAGTACTGGACGTGCCGGTGAACCGGCTCTTCCCTCAGAACGGATCTATTGCCCAGTCAATCAGGACGCCCAAGATGTCACGGTACGGCACGGTACGCACCATCGGCGTCTCCCCCGTCCGGACGCCCCGGCCCGCCCCCACCGACAAGATGACCCTCGGCCACGGCCGCGCCACCCGCATCCCGGCGGCCTGACATGCCCACCCGACGCCTGGCCTGCGCGCCATACCCCGACTGTGACTACTGGAGCCGGTGAGCAAGCCTTGATCGCCAACCGGTCGAAGATCAGCCAACTGGCGGATGTTTCACCGCGACACCGAACCAACCATGATCCGATGTCACCATGCGCCGACCTCATCACCACCTACTGCGAATACCTGCGGGTGGAGCTCGAACGCGCCGACCGCACCATCGACCACCGCCGCGCCGTCCTCACCAAAGCCGACCGCGAACTCCCCCGCGGCCTCGAAGCCACCCGCGACGAGATCCAAGCCTGGCTCCAGCGGCCCGGACAGCGCGGCCCGCTGACCGCCAACGCCCGCGCCTCCTACCGCGCCGCCCTCGCCGGCTTCTACACCCACTTCGCCGGTCGCCGCGGCGGTCTGGCCTGCGACCCGGTGGCCGACATCCGCCGGCCGAAGACTCCGGCCGGCAGCCCCCGGCCGGTCAGCCACGACCAGCTGCGCCGCGTCCTCGCCGAGGCCGCCGACCCGTACCGGCTGTGGGTGCTGCTGGCGGCCGGGCTCGGCGCCCGCGACGTCGAAATCTCCCGGCTGGACCGCGACGACGTGACCGAAGAGATCACCTGGCTGTCCGGCAAGGGCGACAAACACCGGGTGGTGCCAACCCCACAGCAGGTGTACGACGCCGTCCGGCAACTGCCGCCCGGTCGGGTGGCCCGCACCCGCAGGGGGCTGCCCGCGTCGGCGCAGTACATCTCCCAGATGGCCGGCACCCAGTTCCGTAAGCTCGGCCTGACCGGTGTCACCATGCACCGTTTCCGGCACTGGTACGCCACCTACCTGGACACGGCCGACATACAGGTCGCTCAGCAGCTACTCGGCCACGCGAAGCCGGCCACGACGGCGATCTACCGGCGGGTGCAACCGCAGCTGCTGCATGCCGCGGTGTCCGGGCTGCCTCTGCCGGCCAGCGGGGCAGCCGCCGCGCGACGTACGCCCTAAACAGTTTTGGATGCACGCGCTCCTTGCCCCCACCATTCGGCTTGACCGCCATCAAAGTTGCCGTCAGCATGGCCGCCCCAATGCCAGCCCGGGCCATCGAGCGGCACATTGCAGGTGTAGGTCAGCCCGTCCGGCCACGTATGGCTGGCGCCGCACAGCCGGCCAGGCATCCACACGAAGTGCCGGGCGGTGTTCCACAAGATCCGGTAGAGCTGGTCCGACATGCCGAACCGCTCTCGCTGGATGTCCAGGCTGCGCGCGAGGTCGCCATCGGCGTGCCGCTCGGTCGCCGCCTTCCAGTCGGCCAGCATCTCGATCAGGTCGACTAGGGTCATGTCGTTCACACCGTCAGTGAAGTGTTCCGGGTGATGACGGTTGTTGGCGTAGTGGTGCGCGAGACCTTCGCCCATCGCCGCGAGGAAGCCCTTGTACTCGTCGGACCCGTACGTGCTCGTCCGCAGCTTCGGCGTGAACTCGTTGAACACACCAACCTCCGGCTCCAAGGTCTTGCTGATGTCGTGCCGGACGGACCGGTCGACCAGCTCCTTCACTGCGTCGCCCACGAGTTCGCCGACGCGGAGGCTGTGCCTCAACGTGTCGGCGGTGCTGTCGTACGGTTCCTCGCTCACGTCTTCTCCTTCACGAACACACCGCCGGGGTCCTCGTTCAACAGCCGGTAGGTCTGCTCGCGCATCTCGTGGCACTCCGGGCACCAGCAGGTGCGCCACGCCCACACCAGGTAGCCAACGAACCAGAAGCCGACCACGATCGTGCGGCGGCCCCACTCGTCACCGCCGAAGTAGGGGACGCCGGCCTTGTGCCACCACTCCGGATCCCACTCGCTGCGGGGATAGGTCCAGAAGCGTCGGGTGCGGGGGAACTCCACCAGCTCCATCACGACCGCCACTTCTCGTCGTAGTCCGGGTGGTCGGCGTACGGCAGAGCCAGGCACTTCAGCGCGAACTTGTATGCGCCTAGCCGAACCTTGGCCGCGCCAGCCAGGATGGTGCCGGCCGCCGCCTCAACCCCAGCTTGCATCGCCTCGTACTGCTCCACGATGCGTCGCTTGCTGTCGACTTCCCGCAGCACCCGCGCCGGATCATGGCGGGCAATGTGCTCGCGCTGTGCTGCATCCGGGTTGCCAATCGGCAGCCACGCCTTAGCCGCTGCCTCGTCTTCGTCGAGACGTTGGCGTAGAAACTCCACCAGCTCCATCACGACCCCCGCACCCACCAACGGATCCCGGCCCGCAGATCGGCAACAGTCAGGGCCAGCCCTCCACCACTACGCAAGATCGCAGCGGTGCCACGTAGAAAACGCGGCCAGCCCGGCCACGTCCGACGCTCAGTCAAGTCCGTCACGTCTTCTCCTTCACGAACACACCCGGCCCCTCCGCTACTCATCCCCACGGTTGATCCAGTTGCGTTCGCGGTCGGTGTTGATCTCGGCCACCGTCGCCGCGAACTGTGGCCGCAGTGTGGCGCGGGTGCCGTAGCGCTGCATGAGTCCGTCGAAGCGAAGCCACTCTGCCTCATCGGGAAGCTCGGGAGATAGTTCCCCGGCGCGCAGGACGGCCTCGTAAACGCCGCCAGCGAGGATCGGCCAGGGTACTTCGCCGTAGGGCGTCGGACCGACCAGCCGGGCCGCCTCGACGATTCGGTGAGCGATATTCGCCGCCCGGATGGACCACACGCCGTGGAACGCGCCGCCGATCGCCTCACGCAAGTCGTGCCAGAGGATGTGCTGTTCGGTGCGCACCCACGTAGTCATCTGGTCTGTGTCTGTCAGGTTCACGTCTTCTCCTTCACGAACACGCCCCGGGAGTCCGGGTACCGCACCTGCCCGATAACCACAACCCGCGGATCGTCGGTACGCCCACAGCGGGGACAGTCCGCCCACCTTCGGGTACTGACGCCGTAGTAGGCACCCGGGTCTAGGTAGTCCTCGCTGCCCACGGCCGACTCGGCAATGAACCGTGAGCAGCCAGCGCACTGCCAGCGGACGTCATTGAGTAGCTCCATCACGGCACTACGCTCCTCAGCTTCGGCGCGATCAGGTTCAGGTACTCCCAGATGTAGATCCCGTACCACTCGGCCGAACAGTCGTAACACTCGCTGGCGAGACGCCCATTCGGCCGCCACCCACGGTCAATCTGCCGCAGCCAGTACCGGCAACGCGCCGACACTTCCGGCGGCTCTTCGCTCCAGTAGGCGTAGCGGTCGCCGACACGAGGGGGCTTCGGGTGTTCCAACTCCATCCAGGGGGCGCCACCGCCTCCGGTCTTCGCCATCACGTCTTCTCCTTCACGAACACACCCCGACGCTCGCGCAGCGGCCGGATCATGCCCTTGCCCTTCAACGCCTTCACAACCTGGCCAGCACGCCACCAGTGGCCGGGCTGGATCACCTCGCAGTCGTCATAGCGTGCCAGCGTCTCGGCCACTACTTGACGCGGGTCAGTGGACTCCGGAACGAACGGACGGGAGGCGTAGGCGTTCACGTCTTCTCCTTCACGAACACGCCGGCGGCGGGCTGCGACACGACTTCCCCGCGTGCGTGCTTGAGAACGTCCACGATTTCACCGGTGTACGGCGGATCGCGGTGGGTCCGGCCGCTCTTGATCTCCCACGTCCGGTAGGCCGCCCGGTCGCGACAGGGCGGACACTTATCCAGGTCCGGCTTCGACTCAGGGTGCGCCTCGCAGTGGGCGCTGTGATAAAGGCGGGCGGCCAGCAAATCCGCCACCTCGCGCCACGACTTCCCGGCCATCACGCTTCCCCTCCGGCGACGTACAGGCCGACGCCTTTCTCACCGATGATCAGGCCCCGGTCGTGCAGCAGCGCGACGGCCCGCTGCGCGGTGGACACGGACACGGAGTACAGCTTGGCGAGATTCGCGTACGACGGCAGCGACGCACCCGGCGGGTACTCCCCGGAACGGATGCGGGCGGCGAGGTCGTCGGCGATCTCACGGTAGGTCAGACGAGGCACGGTCATCTCCACGGTTGGCACCTCCATCTGACCATGATCGAGCCTCCCACTTCAAGACCGTAGTTGACGTGGTGCACTACGTGAACTAGCTTAGCAGATGAGGGACGCGCACGGGCCACGGTTGGCGCCTGGTACGGCGAGCGTCCCGAGAGCGGCGGCCGGTTTTGCCGAAGCTGCCGGCCGCCGCGCCCAGCTTCGGCAAGCTTCGGCAAGGAGATGAACCCCAATGTCCCAGCCCAACCCGCCCCACACCCCATACGAGCGGAAGGTGTGGCCACCGGCCCCAGTGTCCCCGCCGGCCAGCCCGACCACCTACCGGCAGACGACCCCGCATGGCCGGCGCAGCACCGCCGTGCTGCGTGTCCTCGGCATCATCGCCCTGGCCGAGGCGATCCTGCTCATGACCGCAACGATCATCGTCGGGCTCCTCATCGTTGTCGGTGTCTCCAACGCCCTGTCGGACAGCGGATCCAACCCGGACCCGGTCTCCACGTTCCAGCAGGACGAGGGGATTGATCCGCTGAACCCGCCGTGGACGGACTGACGACCCCATGAACGCGCGGCGGCCGGAGCAAGGTACCCCCGTTACCGGGCAGCGACCCGGCCGCCGCGCCCCTAACCCACGGAGGAACCCCACGATGATCCCCGAGTCTTCCCGGCCGGCGGTGCCGCCGCCCTTGACCGCCGCCGGCCGGGAACCCCACCACATGTGGGAGGAGTGGCTGTGAGCACCGTGGACGACATTCGCCGGGAATGGCCTGGCCCGGCCAGCTGGAAACCGACCCGCAACCTGCCCGACCTCGACGCAATCCTGCAGGCGCACACCACCCAGACGGATGGCACCTGCAAGGCGGGCTGCAACTGGGCGGGTGTGTTGTGGCAGGGTGGCTGCCCGACGTGGGCGGACGCGGAACGGGAGAAGGCGCGGCTGCTGCTGGACCGGACCCGCGGCGCCACCGACTACTGAGGCCCCCCCCTTGACGCAAGCCCAGCGAATCCCTTAAGCTTTGAGTCATGACCAGCAGATACGGCATTGAGGAAGCCCGGGGCCGGCTCGGTGACCTGATCACCGCGGCCCAGCAGGGCGCGGACATCGTCCTTACCCGCAACGGTCGGCCCGCCGCCCGAATCATCCCCTTCACCGAGCCGTCGATCGACGACGACGACTTCGACCTGACGGTGGGGAAGGTGCCGGAGCCGCCGGTCTTCCACTGACCCCGGACAGCAAGAAGCGCCGCCCTCCCCGAAGGAGAGCGGCGCTTCGCATGTGGACTCTGGCCGGTGACCACCGTAGCGGGCCGACACTAGCTGCCTGGCACCCACCGGGCTTACAACCGGCCGGGGGGTTCAGTCTACCGGCACCACCTGCGTACTTCCCGCTTCCACTGCCGCGTCTCGATCCGCTTCCGTTCCCGGCGGCCGATGAAGTGGCCGGAGTTGCACTCCTGGCACGGGTACTGGCCGGAGTGGCCGTGCAGATGCCAGCCGAAGCGGCCGAGCATGCGGGCCATCACCGGCACCACCAGCCGGGGCTGACGCGCGACAGGGCGCGGCGGCGGTACCGGCGACGCACCCGGGCCACCACCGCCGCATGACGCACCCAACGTTCGAGGTCAGTCATCAGCCACCCGCCACGTCCTCGGGGCTGTCCCAGTCCTCAGCCCAGAGTCGAGAGACGTACGGTCGTTCTGCTGACGCCTCGGAGAAGATGTCCCAGCCGGTCGCCGCGTAGAGCTGGGCTGCCATCCGCTGTCGGGCGTCGGGCAATGGCCGGCCACCGCCGGTGCTGCGCAGCCAGCGCTCGAAGTCGGCCATCAGCCACCAGCCACGATGTGCACGCCGAGCCAGCATGCCCCGCCGACCACGGCGGCGAGGAACGCGAGGAACAGCGGCACCGCCCACACCCGCCTCGAGGCCGCCGGGCGCACACCCAGCCAGCGACGCAAAGTCCACGACAAGGTGAGCGACCCTTTCTCCGGCTTGAGGCCGGGGGCTTCCAGCCGCCAGAACCAGGCACCCCCGGCGAGCAGCATTCCGCCGGCGCCGGCGAGGAAGCCGATCCAGGCGGAATCTTGTGTCATCGCTGGCTCACAGGGAAGTTGGTCCGGGCATATTCACCCCAGATGTCCAGGGCGGCAGCGTCGTACGCGTGGGCTGCGGCTTCGGCGGTATCGAAGTAACCGAGGTGGCGTCGACGCTGGTTGACCTTGATGTAGGCGTGCCACCAGCCGGACGACCGCTGGAAACTCACTCCCTTGTACCCGCTGGTGTTCCTACTAGATATGCGGCGATTCGCCGAGTTCAGTGAAGCGTTCACCGGTCGCAAGTTGCTGCGGCGATTGTCGAGGCCGTCGCTGTTGATGTGGTCGACGTAGGACCAGCCGGTTAGGAAGGTATGCAGGGCTACATGTCGGCGTTTGCCGTCAGAGTATTGCCTTCTCACTGCATACCAGATATCGCTGCCGTCCCGTAGGCGATGGGCCTGCCACGAACCGGCAGCCATCACTGCCGCATAGTCCTCGTCATCGACCAGGGATACCCGGCCGCGGGTCAGCGGGATAGTCTGCATCAGCGGACGCCTCTCCGATAGGTGTTCCGTCAGGCCCCGGGTGTTCACGCACGCCGGGGCCACCCTTCGTTCATTGTCGCACATCAGTACGACAACGGCCTGGGTCATGGCACCGGTACCGGCGGAAGATCCCGGACGTGGTAAACCGGCCGCATCTCGCAGCCGCACCCGCCGGTCAACTGCTTGAGCACACCCGGCAGCGAGGTCATGTTCACGTGCTCGCACGCCCAGCCGATCGGCTTCCGGGTCAGTCGCTGAATCTCGCCCCGCAGCAGATCGCTCGTGGTCAGGCCACGCTCGTCGGCCAACTCGCGCAGTGCCGCGAGCAGGTCGGCGGGCATCCGTATCGTTAGAACCGCGTCCTTGGCGTGCGACGCGGGGGACTCAGGTCGTACACCGGTCCACGACTTGGCCCACCCTTCACTGGTCATGACCGTGGCACCAGTTGCCGGCCTTCGGCGTCCTCCGGCGCGGCCAGCGGTGTCGTCTTGGACCGGATAGCCGGTACGCCCAGCCGAACCGCGACCGCGATGCCGATCAGAACCCAGCCACGTACGTTCTCCGGCAGGATGTTCACGAACTCGGGGACCGACATGGCCGCGATCACCAGGGCGACGATGGTTGCGCCCCACTTGACCGGCTCGAACTTGAAACCCTTCATCGGACTCTCTCCTGTGCGGTGTCGAGCGCGGCGCGGACGAAGCAATCCTTCGCCTCCAGCAACTTGCGCAGACCAGTGGTCAGCTCCGGGCCGTCGGGCAGGCTGCCTATCAGGTTGAGCGCCATCGTGGCGCAGGCCGCGCTGATCCCACGCAGCGGCGTCTTCAGGTGCGAGTAGGCGAAGTAGCGAGCGATGCTCACCGTGGCCGGGTGCCGGCCCTCAAGCTGCGCCTCGATGCTCTCGCGCGAGCCGTCGATTTCCGCTAGGGGCATGATCTCTCCTTCGGGGGTTGGGGGTTGGGTGCCCGGGTCGACCCCTTGGCGACCGGGGCACGACTTGTCAGCAGCGGTAGGCGGTCCACAACTGCTCGGCCAGGTACAGCCGGCGCCGCTCCACGTCGGTGGCCGGCGGATGTTTCTTCGCCTGCGCGATGACCGGTTCGGCGACCGTGCACCACACCAGGCGGGTCACCCGCTGCTGCTCGGCCAGTGCCGCCTCCCGGGCCCGCTGCTCCGCCGCGGCCCGCGCCTTCGCCTGATGTTGCACCACGCTCGTGTAGCCAATATTCAGCCCGACGACGGCCAGCAGCGACGCGACGAACGCAACCGCCCGCCACCGCGGCGACCCGGGGGCAAGCACTCCGGATCTCCTCATGGCTCACCTGGCGAAGACAAGGGTGACGGCGATGATGACGACGAGGATGGCGGAGACGGCGCCGACGACCCACTGGCCGGGGTACGTCCCGTAGACCAGTACGCCGCCACGGCTGCGGGGCCGGCCGCGAACAGCATGGCGAGGACCATCGGTATCCACCGGGCCTGGGCGAGGGCTTCGTTGACGAACACGAATGTCCCGCCGAACAGGAACACCACGTCCCGGACGACCGGTACGACGCGCTCTGGCTTCACTCACGCAGCCGACCCGTCAGTTCTGGAGCCGAGTGGCGAGCTCGTCGGCGACCTGCCCGGCGAGCTCCGCCGGGATGGCCGCGGCGATCGCCTGCGGGGTCAGCACGGCCAGTACCGCGGCAGCGACGGCGTGCTCGTCCAGGTCCCCGAGGCTGGCGCGGATCGCGGCCAACTCCGCGGTCATCTTCTTGACCTGCTCGACCAGCCACACCGGCCCGGCCGTGTCGGTTGAGCTCGCCGGCGCGTTGCCGCCCGAGCGCAACGCCTCCGACACGGCCCACGCATCGCTCAGCGCATTGTTCTGCGCGTTGTTCATGTCGTCCTCCACGGTTGGCTGGCCCCACTGTCCATAGTCGGCGGTCAACGCCCGGCACAAGTCCACCTGTCCGCCGGCCATGGTGACGCCGTTGCGGTACTGCTCCAGGTGGTTCCGGTCGTGCCACCGCCCACCACTCCACGCGTAGGTCTGCCAGTACCAGACCGCTTTGCGGTTGGCGGCGTACCGGGCGATCGCGGCGTGCCCGCCGTAGATGCCGACCCGGCCCCGGCCGAGCACGTCGGCGGCGCCGTCCAAAGCGGCGTCCACCGCGGCCCACTGTCCGCCGGTCAGCGGCCTCGGGTCGATGTCCAGCGACAGGTAGATCGGCCGGTTGGCGGGCATGCCGATGTCCCGGAAATGCTCATCGGCCGCCCGTGCCCACGCCACCCCGGCGGCCCGGCCGCCGAGCAGACCATCCGCGGTGCCTTCGGCGTTCGCGACCAGCGACAGCCCGGCTGCGGTCAGCGACCCGGCCTCGGCCTTGGTGAGATGCTTCCACGATCCGCCGGGGCCGCCGTAGCGGACGGCGAACCGTTTCCCTGCCGCGAACAGGCCGGCCGGGGACGGCCGCGAACCGGCGTAGTCCACACCCTCAATCGCCATTGCCGGCCTCCCTTCACGGGCAGTGTGTCATGTTTCTGGGGGATGGGTGTTTGTGGCGCCCCGTGCAACACCAGACCTACCGTGTAGCGTGTTACACGGTACATGCTATGTTGGTTGTGTGAGCCAACTCGGCACCATCCGAACCATCCAAGACCCCGTAAGGCGTGCCCGGGCGGCGCAGGACTTCATCGAACAAGTCCGGCAGCAAACCACCACCGCGCAGACGATCCGCGACGAAGCGATCCGCGTCGCCCACCGCACAGGGGCAGGCACCCGCGCCGAAATCGCCGACCAAGTCGGAGTCACCGTCCACACCGTCATCACCGCACTACGAGAGAAGTGAAACCAATGATCCGCAGACGCATCGCCCTACTCGCCGCCGCCGTCCTCACACTCACCGGTGGCGCATTGGCCGGTCAGGCCATCATGGGCAGCCCCGACAGCAGCCCCACCCGAATCGAACCGACCGCCGCCCTCACCGGCTGCCCCGACGTGATCGTCCACCGCACGGGTATGGGAGCTCGACCGGAAAACACGGTGGTCGGGATCCAATGGGCGGCCACCGCCGGCGCCAAGGCGGTCGAGATGGACGTCCGATGGACCAGATCAGACTTTCCGGTCCTCATGCACGACCCGACAGTTGACCGCACCACGAACGGCGCCGGGGCTGTGACCGGCCTGTACCTGTCGCAGGCAACCGCGCTGCGGGTCGACACGATGGCCACCTACCCGGACGAGCACGTCCCCTACGGCTACGACTTCATGAAAGCAGCTTCGACGGGCAACCTGGACGTGGTCCTGGACATCATGCAGGTGCCGACCCGGGTGCAGATGGACAAGTTGGCCGCCTACGTGAACCTGTTCGGCTGGTCTGGCCGGACCTTGTTCCAGGCCAACGCCGCGACGGTTAAGACGATGCGGGCCATGTACCCGAACTTTACGTATGTGGTGATCGAAGGCTACTCGACGCTGAGCGCGATGACCGCCGCGGGTGAGATCCGCTCCGGCGCCTACGTTCGGGCGCAGGGCGGCTCCGCATACACCGTCCTGTACTTGGGTGTCACCGCATCGGCGATCCGGTACTGGCACGACAATGGGCTGCAGGTCTACACCTGGACCTCGGACACCGCCACCACCGACACGTCGGCCAACTGGTCCAAACTGGCCGCCGCCGGGGTTGACGGCATCATCACCAACCGGGCGCCGGACCTGCTGGCGTGGGAGACCGCGAACTGCGGCTAGGCGATAGCCGAACCGAGGCCAATGTCCTCCAGCAGCGCGCGCCGCGGATAGTTACTACTGCCACGGACCGTGTATCCGCCGCTCAGCGTGCCGGCGGTGATCCGCTGGATCGACAGGCCAAACGAGTACACGGTGACCGACCCGAGCGACGTGTAGAACGGGATCGTGATCAGATCGTCCTTGAAGTTCGCCCAGTCCCAGGACATCACCCCGTTGATGAACTGTGTGGCGCCGGACAGGGTACCGAAACTGGTGGCCGCCTTGTAGTACGCCTTGGCGCGGAAGTTGTACTGGCCGGCATCGCCGACGGTGCCCATGAAATTCCACATTAGCCTGATGGCACGGTTCGCGCCGCCAGTGGGGCCGACGGTCACATTGTTGATCGTGTCAACCAGTTTCTCAGCCGTATCGGTGTTGCCAACACTGAGATCACCCGATGTCGTGGTCAGGGTTTTGATCAGCCCCTTGGCGGCGGCCGGCAGCTCCGCTTGCAGAGTGCTTTCGACCGCTCCGGCGAGCCCCTGCGTCACGGCGGGTATGTCCGGCGCGTCGGTCAACGCAAGGTACGGAAACCCGTAGACCGGAGTATCGGGCATAGTCGTCTCCCTACGACGTGGGGTTGCGGATGCGGCCGAGTATGAACCATGACCTGGCGGATCCACCGGCCGTGACGATGGCGACGACGTTGCCTGCGGCCAAGTTCTCGCCGGTGAACAGCATCGGCAGATCCGTGAATGTCTGCCCATCCACGGTTACGGTGTTCTGCCTTGTGGTGGTGTTGAATGCGACCACAGTCCCCTGCCGCAGCCTGAGGCCCTGCGATGGTTCGCCTGCGAACAGGGGGGCCACGTCGTCGGATGGCATGTCACGTCACCGCCAGGTCGACGAACGTCTGCTCGCGGGTGCGGCCAATCATGGCGTCGGCGGCGGTCAGGGGGATGGTCAGCGTTTCCACCACATGGGTCTGCGCGCCCCGCTGCCCGGAGTAGCGGACCTTGATCGGGTCGTGTGGTTCAAGCGCCGGGTTCGGTACCGCCGCGAAGTTGACCTGGTAGGGCAGGCCAACGGACTGCCTGAGCAGCGACAGGGCCGCCGATGCCGCTTGCGTGTCGGTAGTGATGAACGTCGACGAATAGAACCGGGGCACCTTCCCGAATCGGCCACCCCACACGGTGGGTGAGGACTGCCAGTTGTCGACGACCACCGCGCGGGCCGGTGGCTGGTCGTCTGCGGCCTGCCCGGTTGCGACGACCCCGTTGTAGACCTCGTCGCGGGTAATTTCCTGGTCGAGCTTGACCAGCACCCCATCCTTGCCATGGCTGATTTCGTAGACCGGGTCGGCCTGGTCGGGGAGATCCCTGATTACCAGCACACCACGATGATCCCAATACCAGATCTTCCCCGCGGACTTGATCAGCTCGTTGAGGAATCCGAACCGGTCCTCCTCGGCGACCAGCCCAGCCCGGCCGGCAGTGTCCAGATAGGTGTCGTCGTCCCATTCGATAGTGGCTGCCGGGTAGATGTCGCGGATCAGGTCGGTGACGATGTCACCATAGGAGGCGGTGGCGGCGAACTGGCGCGGCGCGACCAGGCGCCCGTCGACGATGCCGGCCATACGATCCTTACCTGCGATGCGGACCGCACCTTTCGGTGCGTCGGCCTGGCCGACCGTGTCGATGCGGTGATAGCCCTGGGATACCCACTCGACCACGCCGCCGCCGATCTTCACACCCCGCTCGACGAACAGTTCGTTGCCGTACGGGGTGACCAGGTCGGCGACCCCGGCCGGCCACTTCGTGGGATCGGTGGTCAGGTCCACCGTGGATCGGATATCGGCCGTCGCGTCCAACTGCACGTCCCCGGCGACGATCGGGATATCCACACCGTCCGGGTTGGTGCCTTCTTGGTACGTGGTGACCACCCGGACGCGGGCGGCCATGCCATGCGAACCGCGCACCGTGGCCAGCAGCGCATCAGACACCGGCCTCATCGGACGGTCCTCATTCGACGATGATGTCTTCGGCCGAGCCGACGTTGTCGAGCAGGTCGGCGCAGGTGGCGAACGCGGCCAGCAGGTCGGCGCAGGTGGCGTAGTCGTTGAGGACACCCTGACAGGTGTACGTAACCCCTACCACGTCGGGGGTGGGCGCGGCCACATGGGCGCAGGGCAGGGCGAAGTAGCCGAGGTCGTAGTCGGCGGTTGGCAGGATCTCCTCTACGCTGTCGCCCACGTCCACGTAGCCGCTGGGCACCCTGGACAGCCGCCCGGTGGCCGGGGTGTGGACGAACAGGATGTCGCCGGAGGCCAACAGCAGATCGATGACACGCGCCTCGACCGCATCTGCGGCGTACACCTCCAACACGAACTGTTTGCCGCCGCGGACGTCGGTGACCGCGACGGGCAGCGACCGGCCGACGATGGGGAAGCGGCCAGACCTGCTGGGCCGGGTGAAATCTGATTGGTCGCGGATGCGGACCGGCCGGTTCAGGAACGGCCGCACCACCGACTTGAGCCACACCACACCGGCCAGGTCGGGGGCAAGCGAGTCTTGCGCGACCGCCAGCGTCCGCCCCGATGACGGCTCGAACGTACGGATCCGCCACTGGTTGGCCACGTCGGCGACAAACTCGTAGTCGTCTACCGCGACCGGGCCGAAGGCGTCACCGGCCAATGTGGCCGCGCCGCGTACAGTCGTCCAGCGGACCCCGTCCGTGGACCGCTGGACGGTGGCCTTCGAGTAGGACACCGCATTGCCCCAGGACGAGGTGACCGGCAGGGTGCCGGTGTAGGTGGATGCCAGGATGGAACGGATACCGACCCGACCGGTACCGGTCACGTCCGTGTCGGTGGTTGTCAGCTGCCAAGCTGCGGGTTCGGTGCCGGATGCGAGCCACGCCTTCGCCCGCAGCTGCGATCCGAGGCCCTGGAACCGGAACCGCACCGCCGTGCCAGCCGCATGGGTCAGGCCGGTGGTGTGCTGCACCAGTAACGTCTCCGTGCCGGCGACCCGCTTCCGCAAAGTCAGGATGACCGTCTGAGTCGCCGAGAATTCAACCCGGGCCGCATAGCAGGTGGCCCCATCATCAGTGGATCGGCCTATCAGCAGGTGGAATTGGCCACCTCCGGCGGCGAGCAGGTCGGTGGACACCTCGGCAGCCTCGTCCCAGTCGGCCTGCAAGGTGGCGGCCAAAGACCAGCGGGACACGGCAGCCGCGGTGTGGATGTGCTTGCCGACACCACCGTTGACCTGGAACGCCGTTGCCGCGCCGACGGTGATGTAGTTGTGTCCGCTGGTCGACGCCTCCCAGCCGTCGACGACCGTGCGGCCGAAGTTGTCTTTCCAGCCCGGCGCCACACCTGACAGTCGCACCCGGGACAGCTGCGCGTCGTAGACCAGGGTCGGGACCATCGCCGACGCCACCGCCGCAGCGTAGGCGTCGAAGGTGGCCGTCCGCGCATCCGGATCGTCCAATGTGGGGAGGGTCAGGTCGCCGCCGGGGAAGAATGCCTCACGCTGCGCGCGGGACAACTCCAATTGCACACCTGCCCCGGTGGCCGACTTGTTGCAGATGTTGTCCGCCGACGTACCCGGATACTCCGACGCGGCGACGGAGACCGTGAACCCGGCCGCCACGAGGGCGGCCATCACCTTGTCCCGCAGCCCCGCGTCCAACCCGCCGATCAGGGTTTCCTCAACCCCGGTCGTGCCGGTGAAGCCGTGGAAGCTGAGTATCCGGCCGGCCTTGGCGACCAGGGCCAGCGCGTTCGGTTCGTCGAAGTTTTCGCTGGTGATGTGCAAATCGGGTTGTGAGCCGGCGCGGATGCCTTTGAACTCGTAGAACGCCATTCGCCGCAGATCGGCGACCTGCTTCGCCAGGGGTCCAGTGCCGGCCTCGATCAGCCCACCGTGGATCGCAATGGCCGCCCACCACGCACCCGACGGTGTCTGCGCAGTCCGCGTGTAGTCGACACCTTCCGTCTCCGCTGCGGCGAGGGCGGCATAGTCGGCATACAGATCCGGCATCAGCGCCTCACCCCCGCCTGTACCCGGCGCCGAATACCCCGGTCATGTTCGGAGATCTGCACGTTGACGATGTCGGTCAGCTCCCGGTCCCCGACGAAGACGCGCACGTCGAACGACGGCGCCGCAGCAGGTGCTGACGCGGCGGCCAGGGTGGGCGCAGCCACCGCCGTCCGGGCTCCGGAGTGCAGCGATTGGCGGAATGCGGACACGGCGGACTGTCCGCCCATGGCATCCACATCTTCGGCGGTGAGCACGTGCTCGCCGACGGCGACCCGGCGCAACTGTGCGTCCACACCCTTCGGGGTGGATCCGAGGATCGGGCCGCCGGTGGAGGCACCGGCAACCTGCGTGCCGGAGCCGATCCCACCCGACACGTGAATACCGATCGTCTTACCGTGAATGTCCCGGATGGCCTGCCGCAGGATTTTGATGGCCCGCAACGCCTGCGCCGTGTCCGCCTTCAGCGCCGTGGTCACCGCCGCAGGGATGTCGTCGAACGCGGCCGCATACTCGGCGATCGCGGCTTCGGAGAAGCCGGCCTGCCGCATCTGGTCAACGAACTTTTTGCGCAGCTCCTCCGTCTTCTTGCGCAGCGTGTCCGAGTTGGCGCCGGACTCGGCCAACGCGTTGATCTGGTCGTAGTAGGACTTGACCAGGTTGCGGACGTTGTCCCGGTTCGCCAGTGCGGCCTTCGAATTGCCGTCCAACGACTTGGCATGCTTGTCGTGCTCACCGGTGGCCTGCTTGACCGTGTCAATGACCCGCTGGAACGCCTCCGCGGTGGCGTCCTCGGCCTCCTCCACCCCGAACAGCGTGTTGAACAGGGTGTCCAGTTCCTTGCTCAGCTCGTCGACCGCTTTGGAGGCGTCCTCAGCCTGCTGCCCCGACACACCCAACGTTTCGCCGAGCTGGCGGACCGACGGCTCCACCTGCCTGGCCGCCTCATCCGCCCCGCCGACAGCCTCCTTCTGCTGCTGCCACTTCTCACGGGAATCGGACACCGCACCGGACTGCCGCTCCAGTGCCTCCTTCAACGCGATCGCATCCTTGACCCGCTGCAGTGCGGCCCGGGCTTCCTCCTTGCCTTGCGCCTGCGGCACCTTCGACTTGTCGGCGTTCTCCGCGATGACCCTGTTCACCAGGGCCAGCGCCTCCGCCTCGCCGAGGGCGGCGTCGGTCAGGTCGGCCAGGTTGATACCCAGCCGCTGCGCAGCGTCGGCCATGCCCGAGGTCTGCAGTTCGTTGAAGACTTTGACCCGGGTGTCCTCGGTGATGGCACCGGTCTGCCTGTCCAGGGTTTCGGTCAGCTCCTGGACGCGGCGTTTGGCGTCGGCCTGCTTGGCGGCGAAGATCCCGAACGCGGTGACAGCGGCGGCCAGCGCGATACCGACCGGGCCGGCGAGCAGGCTGCCGGTGGTGCTGATCGCCCGGCCAGCGGTGACCGCGGCGGCGGCGGCCCGGCCCTCCGACGCGGCGAGCGTGTCCAGGGATGCCTTGAACGCGGCGATGCGGGGGATCGCGACCAAAGCGGCCCCGCCGACCAGCGCCAGCCCGGCCGTCAATGCGAGCACCACAACGGCGGCGGTCTTCAGCGGGCCAGGCATGTCGTTGATCACCTGAACCAGCCCGGACACGGTGTCCGCGGCCTTCCCCACCACCGGCAGCAGCACCTGCCCCAGGTCGATGGCCAGGTCGGTGATGGCGTTGCGGGCGATCTGCATCCGCGCCTCAACCGTCTGGTACCGCCGTTCCGCCTCGGCTGCCAACGCTGTGTTGTCCCGCCATGCCTGCTCACCCGTCTGCAGCGACTGGGTGAGGATCGTGCCGGCGCCGGCCAGCCGCAGCAGCGCGTCCCGCTGCCGGATCTCGGTGATGTTCAGACCCTCAAGCGTCCTGAACACGTCCCCACCGGAGCGGGCAATTCCGCCCAGCCCTTGGATGAAGGTGTCGATGGCGCCGGCCGCGTCGGTCTGGTACGCCTGCCGGAACTGCTCGGCGGTCATGCCGGCAATCGCCGCGAATCGGTCCAGCTTTTCTCCGCCGGACCGCACCGCCGTTTCGATCTTCACGAACACGGTGGAGATCGCCGACCCGCCGGCCTCCGCCTCAATACCCACACTAGACAGGGCAGACGCGAACCCGAGCACATCCGATTCGGACAGGCCGATGATCTGCCCGGCCCCGGCGATCCGCAGCGCCATCGCCGTGATCTCCGACTCCGTGGACGCGCCAGCGTTGCCGAGCGCGACGATGGTTGACCCGAGCCGGTCCACGTCGGACGGAGCGGTTTTCATGATGTTCATCAGCCGGGCCAACGCGTCGGCGGCTTCCAGGCTGGTGAGGTTGGTTGCCGTCCCCATCATCACCATGGTCTTGGTGAAGTCGGCGATGTCTTGGCGGGCAATGCCCAGGGCGCCGGCCTCGGCGGCCACCCCGGCGATCTCCTGCGCGGACTGGGGCAGCACCAACGTCAGGCCGCGCAGCTGCTCTTCCAGGGCGGCCATCTGTTCGGGGGAGCCTTCGACGACCTTCGCCACGCCGGTCCACGCCGATTCCCAGTTGATGGCGGCCTTCACCGCCAGGGCCAGGCCGGCGGCGATCGCGGCGCCGCCGGCGAGCATGCCCTTGCCGACCATGCTCATGGCGTCGTGGACACGCTTCTGCTGCGCCTCAAGCCGGGCAAGCTCCCGCTCGAACACCCGGGCGCTGGCCTCGGCGGACTTGAAACCCCTGTCCATCTGCGACGAGTCGGCGGTGAGCCGGTAGTTCAGGTCCTTTTCGGACATCGCTCACCTCCCCTCGTCATGGGTGTGGCCGTAGCCGCACAAACGTGCCCTTGCCGGCCTTCTTCTCGTCGACGCCGTCGCGGAAGTAGGCCAACTTTTCGCAGCCGGGACACCGGTCCAGCACCGGCTCGTAGGCGTCCCGCCGGCCATCCTGAGCCTCGGACCATTCCGCCGGCCGGGTGCCACAGGATGGGCAGGTCTGCTTTTCCCGCAGCCACTGCCAGATCGCCTTGTCCCGGTCATCCTTCGACCAGCCCAGAAACGCCGAGTGGGGGATCTGGTAGGCGCGGCAGATGCTCAGCTCAAGAGCGAGCTGAGCATCTGCGTCGAGCCTTTTGGGATGACCAGCGGGTCGGCGACCCGCTCCCGCTGGTTGATGGCCAAACACGCCAGCCAGATGCCGTTGGCCTCACCGGTGGACACATGCTGGCCGAGGAACGCCGCCCAGTCCTCGGCCGTCATGCCGTTGGTACAGCAGGCGGCCAGCAGCGCGGGGCGAAACGTGTCGTCGTTCCACACCGGCCACGGCGGCGGCGCCTCACCCCGCTGCGCGGCTTCCTGCCGTTCCTGCCGGGCCTTGGCCATCTGCGCGTCGGTGGGCGGATGCGCCGCCGCGAGCGTCTCCGCCGTGAGCTCCCCGGCCGTGGGCAGCGCGGTCAGGGTGATGGTCTCGTAGCACAGATCCAACGCGGCCTGCGCGGCAGCGACCCGCTGGTCCGCCTTCCGCCGCACCACCGACGTCTTCGGCTTGTCGGACAGGATGACCTGCCGCAGGTCGGCCTGCGCCGCGCCGAGCTCCTGCTGCGCCGCGGTGAGCGTCTGCTGGTCGACCACCTGCAGCGGGTAGCCGATCGACGGCCGGGGCCGGGCCAGCAGACGCTGACGCTGATCGGCGCTCACGACGGAACGATGACCTCTTCAGCCACGGCGGTGATCGAAAAGTCCACCATGATCCGGGCACCTTCGGTGCCGGCCACATCCACAGTGGGGGTCACCGCGGACACCTCGACGGCGAACATGCGGGCCTTCTGCCCGGTCACGTCCCCACCGTCGCCGATGAAAATGTTCCCCTGGTCGCCGCGGGCCAGAACGTCCCGCACATCCTCCGTGTCCTCGGATGCGTAGAAGACGATCTGCGCGTCGCCCGGGTTGACCCGCCCGGAGATGCGACCAACGAACTTGGTACCCAGGTCGGGGACGGCGACCCGGTCCGCGGTGATCTCCCACCCGGTGGCGGCGGCCACCTCCGCGGTCAGGTCCGTGCCGGCGTCCAACTCGGACCGGGTCGGGCTGGCGAGGGTGGCCACGGTCGCCACCCAGTAAATCTTGGTGACCTCGGGGCTGATGTACCGCGAGGTCGTGCTAAGCGGCGTCGGCGCCATCGGTGCTCATCTCCTTCGGGGTGTTGCGCGGCCGGCGCCGCGGCTTCTCCTCGGCCGCCTCGGCCTCGGGTTCGGGTGTGGGTTCGACCTGCCAGCCGGAGGCCCGGTACGTGGGCACCGCCTGCTCACGTACCCGGATGGGCTGGCCGGGCAGGTTGGGATGGACGAGCCACACATATTCGGCCATTGGGGGTCCTCTCAGTGGAATCCGTGGTCGCGGGCCACCTGCTCAACCACGCCCGTGATCGCCTTGCGCACCTCGTCGCGGTGCGCGCGTACCGCCGGCAGCAGATACGGGCGGGCCCGCTGTGCCCGCCACACATCCCGGTCCCCGAACACGGGATGCCGGAACGTCATGCCGGACAGGCCCTCGTACACCCGGCCGTGGGGGGCCTTCTTCCGGTTGACGCGGATTTCCACACCCTTCTTCAGGACCCGCACATTGATCGCGGCGGGGATGCGCGTCGACCAGGACGCGTTGGACTTGGCTGCGGTGACGATCGGCTGCGCCGCCTGCTTGAGTGCGGGCCGCAGCTGCTTGCGGATCTCGGCTGGCATGGTCCGCAGCTCGGTGACGGCCATTCGGAAGGCGGCCAGGTCCTCTGTCGCCATCCCGACTGTCCCCCTTGCATCGGCGGTGTACGGTGCGCGCCATGGGATCGAAAGCTGTAAGCACTGCGCTGAGCCTGATCGGGCTGGCAGTGGTCGGCCTCGGCCTCCTCATCGGCCTCGCCGTGCCCATCCACGCCGACGGTGTTAAATGCGGCACCGCCCTGCGCGCAACTGATGACGCCTATGTGTCGGATCTGGCCGGCACCTTCGCCGGTGCGCGGGGCTTCACTGACAACGCTGTGGCTGCCTGCGACTCCGCCCGCAACACCCCGAAGGTCCTCGTGTGGGTCATCATCGGGCTCGGCGGCATCGCGACCGTGACCGGTGTGGTGATCAAGGGTGCGACGACCGAGATCCAGAAACCAACGGGCCCGTCGCCGTACTAGCCCCGGTGCTGCCAGGAGATCATGACGATGATTTCGCAGGTGCGGCCTTCCCCGGCGGGCCGGGCCGACGAGGTTTGCGCCAGCCGCCACCCGGACACCCGGGCCGGCAGCCCGGGCACCACGGCACCACCCAACCTGCGGTCCGCGTTCACCACGCCGCGGATCACGTCGATCAGCGCGACCGCGGCGGCCCGGGACCGCGAGGCGGCGTTGTCGCCGCTGCGACGCACCGAGACAACCGATGGCAGCAGCACGTTCTCCTCTTCGAGGCCGGACAGTTGGGCGTAGGTGGCGGATACCCCGGTTTCGTCGCCGTCGGGGGTGATCCCCACGGCGATCACGTCGTCCTTGCGGCCCACGGGCCAGCCATCGGCCACGAGCACGTCCGGTGCGGCTGCGGTGATCTGGGCAACCAGCCAGTCCACGCCGGTCGGCACGCTCGAGGCCACGGCTACATCACCACCGGGCCGCGTCGCTGCGGCATCAGCCGTTCGGTGACCGTGTTCGGGACGAAGAATCCGAGCCGGATCTGCCCCTGCAGGGAGCCTTCAGTGGCCCGGGACACACCGAAGTCGTCTTCCCCGCCGCCATCGAACGGCGAATAGTTGCCGCCCTCCTGGGGCCGCCAGTTGATCCGGATCAGCTCCTTCACCCCGTCCAGCAGGTTCGGTGGTACCACCAGACGGCCGGCGGTGTAGGTAACCTCGACGTTGCGTAGCCCGGTCGGCCAGCAGCCCCAGCGGTGCACGACCATGCCCGATGCGGCGAAGCTGTAGTCTCCGGGGTCGACCAGGGTGCCGTCGGCGAGCACCTGGTCGACGGACAGGACCGGGACGGTGGCCAGCCGCACCAGCCCGGACCCGCCAGAGCAGGTCTCGACCACGGTCCGCCTCGCCACCGCGCCGACCACGTCCTCCACGACCGCGGAGGCGGACAGGATGAATCCGCGCAGCTCCTCGTCGGCGGACGTGTCATCCGGTTCGATGTTCAGATGCTTCTTGGTTTCGGCCAGGCCGACGATGGCGGGCCAGTCCGCGGAGACGACGTTGAACACGTCCGCGTAGGCGGTGGTTGGGGTAGTGGTGGCGAACCGGTACCGGTGCAACCCGGCCTGGACGGTGACGTAGTCGTACTGGTATTTGCCGGTCGTCGTGGGTGGGTTCGGCACGGTCGGGGTCACGGCGGTGCCGTCGGGCAGGGTGACAGTCAGGGTGATCGTGTCCGCGTCGACCAGGTCCCCGGCGGCGTCGGTGACGTCGACGCCGAGCGGCACCGGCTCACCAAGGTCGAACATGGTCACCTGCCTGTCATCGTTGGGGCCGTCCGTGCGGCGGCGGATGCTTCCGCTGTGGTGCCGGAAGCGGTGGCGGCGGTCGCGGTGGTGCGGGTCTGCCTGGACGCGGTGGCGGTGGTGCGGGTGGCAGGATGCATGGTGCCGGCGGTGACCGGGGTGGCAAAGCCAAGGGGCACCGCAACCAACGTCAGCTGTGCCGGGGCCAACGGCACCATGACTGGGCCGGGTATGGCCGTGACCGGCTGCGCGGTCAATTCCAGGATCGCGGGGGCAAGGGGAACCGCGACCGGGCCGGATACCGGGGTCAACGGCTGCGCCATCAGCGTCAGCACAGCCGGCGCCAGGATGACGCCCCCGGATGTTGGGAACGGTGAGAGCGGTACGGCCGCCAGCGGCATCACGGCCGGCGCCAGCGGCACGCTGACAGGTCCGGGATCCGGGGTGAGGGATACGCCAACCAGCGGCATCACTGCGGGTGCCAGGGGCACGCTCAGCGGGCCGGGCACCGGCACCAGCGGTCGGGCCGCGAGGGTGATGACGGCCGGCGCCAGGGCGACGGTCACCATGCCGGGTACCGGAGTGACCGGTTGGGCGGTCAGCGCAAATGCCGCAGGGGCCAACGCAACCGATGGAGGCGGAACCACCGGAGTGAGCGGCTGCGCGGCCAGGTCGAGGATCGCTGGCGCCAGGTCGACGGTTACCGGCCCGGATACTGGTGTAACCGGCTGCGCAGCGAGGTCAAGCACGGCGGGAGCCAGGTCGACGGTTTCGCCGGCGGCCCCGGACGGCCGAAGCGCCGCCAACCAGACGGCATGGGCAGCGGATGCGCTGAACGACCACGTCCGGGTACCCGTCGCCCCGGCCGTGGTGAACGTTTCGTCGGCGAGCCTGGCCGCCTTGCCCGCCGTCGGGGCGGCTGCGATGGCGCTCATCGTCCCCGGCGGGGTGCATGTGCCGGTGCCGGACGAGTCCTGACCGGCGCCGGACAGCAGCATCGCCCCATCAGTGACGGTGGTGATACCGGATACGGCCAGGGTGGTGCCGGTGTTGGCTATCGCGGTTGTTGGGGTGGCCACGTCCATCGGGGTCGAAGTGTCCACGCCTGAGTAGGCGACGATGATCCCGGTCGCCCGGGCGTTACCGGTCCACGTGAAGCTGTAGCTGGCCGGTTCCAATGTGGTGTCGGCGACGATGTGGTAGTAGCCCCATTTGACGACCACGTTGGCCTGATTGACGGTGACGAACTGGGCCCAGCTTCCCCAGGCACCGGACGGGGCGGTGGGGGTGTTGTTGGCACCCAAAGTCAGCTCGACGATGAGGAAGTCGCCGTCGACCAGGCCGGTCGGCTTGGTCAGGGTGAGGCTGGTGCGGTTGTTCCCACCGTCCGGGGTCGGGACGTTGCCGCGGACGATCGTCATGGCCGCTGGCTCACGTGCCCCGCAGCCAGTCGGCGACCTGGACGGTAAGCCCACCGTCGAGCGGCTTACCGGCGCCAAAGTTCGTGTCGTGATACGAGACCAGATGCCGGGTGGCGTCCGTGCCGGAACCCTCGTCGTAGACCACGGCGGCCAACGCGGTCACCCCGGCCGCCGCCGCGAACTCCACGTCGGCGCAGTCGGCATTGGCGCGGTCGTTCGTGTCGTCCTGCGTCACCGTCTTCGACGACAGCGCCACCCGTTCGGTGTGGATGCCCACCCCGGACACCGCATCAAGGTCGGCAACCGTGTTCAGGTCCGGACTGTCCGCACCAGTCACCGTCCCAGTGATCAGCGCCATCCGCAGGTCCGATGTGTCCAGTGCGGTGTCACCGGCCAGGATACGGGTCTTCCCCCGGTTGTAGACGATTTCGGCCATCACTCCTCCGGTTCGGCCTGCTTGCGTGGGCGGCCCGGGCCACGCCGCGGCTTCTCCTCGTCGGATCGGGGTAGTTGGACGTCGCGCAGCTCACCCGGCGCGGCCGTCGCCCGCTCCACCGGTGCGTTCCCGGCCGCGCAGTGGTGGAGCAGCGCGTACGGTTCGAACAGGCCCGGTGCCCGCTTCACCACCGGATCATCGGCGCACAGCACCGCGCCGCGCCGCACTCTTCGCCCCGCCGCCGCCGCTGTCCGCTTCGCCACAACCAGTCGACACATACGTCATTCTCACTTTCTGATGATGGGGCCGGACCAGTCCACATCCAACGCGCTGGCGTCGGCGCCGAGGAACCGGAACGCCACCCGCCTGTGATGGCCGGACCAGCCCCGTTTGGTCAGGCTGGGCAGGTCGTCGTCGTGCTCCACCAGACTCGGCATGGTGTACCAGCAGGCGATGCCGAGTTTGCCGTACACGGCGTTGAGCCGGGCGTCGTCGCAGGTGGAGTTGATCTGCCGATACAGGTCGATCACCTTGGGCAGCAGCCGGGTCGGATGTGCGTGCGCCACACCCCACCGCGGCCCCGGCGCCTCAACCCACGGCGCCCCCAGCTGGCTGGCTTTCGCCGCGGCCCGGCCGATCAGGTCCATCCGGGAGCCGTAGGTGCCAAGATACGGGGACACCGGCCGCTCCCCGGCAACCTGGCATGCCTTCGCCAGCCCGGCTAGAAGGTCCCGGCACACGATCGAATCGTCCTGCAACACCAGGTGATGGGTGGTGGCCGGGTCGTACGCCTGCAACGCTCTCAGGCACGTTTCCACCACGTCGTGGTGCCGGTCCCACACCACCTCGGCGCCGAGCTGGTCGGCGAGGTCCAGTACCCGACTACGCCGGTCGGGGTGGCCCATCACCACCGCCGACAGGCTCACGCCACGATCCTCGTCACAGCGAGCCGGGAACGGTGCACTTCCGGCGGTGCCAGCAGCCCCTCGACGACCATTTCGTCGACCGCCTTCGCTACCCCCGGCCAGTCCGGGTGGCCATAGTCGTCGAACGCGAGCACCGCGCCAGCCGCGAGGTGCGGGGACCATGCCCGCACGTTCGCCCGCACCGCGCCGTGCGAATGGTCGTCGTCCAGGAACAGTAGTCCGATCCTCGGTCCCGACCAGCGGGCGGCCTCGCCGATCGAGAATCCCTGCACGAGCGTCACCTGGTCAACGAGACCTTGGGTTTTCACATGGGCATATGCACGGACGCGGGTGACGGCGTCGGTGAACGGTGGACCGTACGTATTGCCGGGCAGGTCCCAGGCGTCGATGCCCCAGACGTGCGCGCCACCGCCAGTTCGTGCGGCCATTGCCATGACCAGTGCGGTCTTCCCGTGGAATACGCCCAGCTCCACGATCGCCTGATCTGCGGGCACTCGTTCGGCCAGGTCGACCAGCACGGCCATCACATCGGGTGGTGTTGCGCCGCGAACCCTACGCAGCTGGCGCAGGACCGCGGCTGTGTTCATGACCGCAACTCCTTCACCGCCGCAGCCTGCCCGGGTAGTTCGGACCGCTTCCAGCGACGGTAAATGTCCAGGTCCCGCCGGAACTGGTCGCGGCTGTTCACCCGCTGGTACTGCTCGTCGTTGTCGGCCTTGCGCACAATCGGGTGCATGTGCTCGACCAGCACCTCCGGTAGGTAGCGGATGCATCCGGCCGCCCGGCCGAGGTCGAGGACCGACACGTCGGAGTACATGTGTTCCACCGGTGCCGGGCACATGCGGCCCAGCGCGGTCACAATGTCCGCCGTCTGCGCCCACTGCGTCGGGCACCGTTCGTGCTGGTATCCGTCGTCGCCGAACACGATTCCGCTGCCCAGCGCGCGCAGCGCCTCCACATACGTTTTCGCCCATCCGGCCGTGCGTGGCACGTGGTCGTCGCCGCCGAACCCGAGTGCGAAGTAGCTGCCGGCGGACTGCCAGGCGGCCTCGTCCAGCTTGTGCACCATGGGCGCCCACTGCGGCATTTCCAACCCGGACAGGCCACACCTGTCCGCCTCACGCAGCACCTGCTGGTAGCCGGGGTTTTCCGGGTCGTCGGCGTCGAACACCAGCAGCAGATTCGCCACGTCCCAAGCGCCGGTGGTGTCCCACGCCTCGATGACGCGGCGGATGTTGTTCGGCCGGCCACGGGTCGGGATGATTTGCAGCAGGTCAGCCGACACCACGCCACCCGATCATCGCCGGTCGAGGTAGGAGAAGTGTGGATGGTCGACCGGCAGCGGCTGGTACCCGTCCGCCTTGACCAGGCCCGGTTTCCGCCACCGGGACCCGGTGCCGGCCGTCTTCGACGTCGACCACAGGTAGTGGTACATGATCTTGTCGATGAACACTTCGGTCTGTACCAGGCCACGCAACTGGGCAACCCATGCCCGGTCCTCCGGCTGTCCCGGTTTCACCTTCCGGAAGTCGGCCCGCCGCGCTAGGTCGGCCCGGATGGGGTTGATGTGCGACAGGTCCCGGTACAGCCGGCCACCGCGGGCGAACCAGCCCCGGTGGCGGATGCTGTGCTCCGCCACCGCCGTCTTCTTCCCGTTGGTGTAGCACTGCACCAGCCAGCCCACATAGTCCGGCCGCTGGTTGAGCGCCGCCATCACGTCGGCCACGTAGGACTCCGCCACTAGGTCGTCGTCGTCGACCCGGCACACATACTCCGACGTGGCCGCCTCCACCAGCCGCTGGCTGATGTCCGGCAGCGGCGGGTCGCCGTTGTTCCAGTAGGCCAGCACCTTGACCCGGCCACCATACGGGTCGGTTTGCGGCAGCAGCACGTCCAGCAGCCTGGCGAGCAGGTCCCGCCGTTCACCGATCGTCGCGACCAGGATGGTCCAGTCCGGCGGCGGACCGGGGTCCGCCGCCGAACCTCCACCGGTCATCAGGTGCTGGGGTCGACCAGCACCCGGAACGCGTTGTCGACCAGCACCAGCGAACTGTTACGCCACATGGCGTTGATGGCCCGCTGGCCGGTCCACATGCGCCGGGTCGCTCCCAGCACGTGCGGCTGAACCTCCACGATCATGCCCAGCCGGTCCACGATCAGGAAGTTCTGGAAGTCGCCCAGGATCAGCACCCGACCCGACGCGTCGCCGAGGGAATCCATCGCGGACGCCTCATGCGCCGCATAGCCGAGCAGTTCCGGCGGCTGGGACGCGGACAGCCGAACCCACAGGTCCGCACCGTCGGAACCGGCGCCGAGACCACGGACGGCCTGGTAGGTGGACTTGTTGCCGAGGAACCGGGCCCGGCCGCGGAACCGCACCGGCAGCTCCGATTCCAGGTCCAGCAGGCCCACGGTGGAACCATCCCCACCGAGGTCGATCATGGCCGCGGTGGACATGTCCACCTCGGACGCGGCGTCCAGGCCGGCGGCGACGCCTTCCGGGTTGTTGCCCTGGCCGTCGCCGGTGACGAAGCTGGTCGCCTCCTCGACGTCCTTCGCGTCGGCGAGCAGCCGCGCGATCTCGCTGCGAAGCTGCGGCCAGTCCTGGTCGATCTCCACCGAGTAGGGCACGGTCGCCAGAACCCGGGTCGGGGACACCTCCGGCTGGTCGATGGCGAACGCGTTGTCCTCACCCTCGTCGGTTTCGGCGGACCGGGACACGACGATCCCGGCCGAGGTGATGCCCTGCCACGTCTTGGAGGCGATCGACTCCACCCGGGCGATCTGCCGCAGCGGCGACACCTGCCCATCGCTGGTCAGGATCACCGTCGGGTCCAGGTCGAACGGGACCGCGAACCCACCCTCGGCGCCGACCGGCGACCCACCACCCGTCGACAGTGCCCGCGCCTCCTCCGGGGACAGCAGGTCCTTGTTTCCGGTGAGCAGGTACTTGCCGAACGCCCGCTGGTAGGTCGGGTTCCCGGTGATGAGGATCCGCTTCGCGAACGTGCCGTGCTTGTCGTCGCACCGTGCCAGCAGGTCCTCGACATGGCCCTGGATGGCCTCCTTGGACTGCTGGCGGTACAGTGCCGGCCGGCTACGCTCGATCGCCCGGCGGGCGTTGTCGTGCAACGCGTCCCGGTACTCCTCCTCCGAGGGGCTGTTCGACCGGATCTGGTTCAGGTCATAGATGTCATCGCCGCGCTTGCGGACGAACGACGGCGCCTCGGCCGCGCCTCGTTCGGTTGCCGCCGGGGCACCGGCCAGCGACTGCAGCCGCTGCCGCCGCACCCGCAGCTCGGCGACCGCCGCAGCGTGCTGGTCGCGTTCGGCGTTGAGCTGCTCCCACTCCTCCGCCGCGGCCTGCGACATGACCGTGCCGGCGTACTCGGCGTCGATCTCCGCCAGCCGGCCGTCGATCTCCTGGATACGGACCTCACGGTCCTCGATGGACGTGGGCTCGTGCGCCACATCAGGCATTTCTGGTTACCTCCGTCGATACGGGTTGTCGGGGAGGTGCCAGCCGGCGGCCTCCGTCAGGAAGGCCGAGTGGCGCACCGGCGCCGGCTCGGTGTCTCTCGATTCCCGAGTGGCCGCAGCCGGCTCGGGAGAAGTCTCTGGATCGGCAACGAACGCGGCGGTGGCGGCAGGGTCCAGTCCGGCAGCGGCGATGCCCTCGGCCTCGGCCACCACGGCACGTTCCTGCAGCACCTGCAGCAGTTCGGGGAAACTGTCGGCGATCTCATCCGCCAGCGCTGCCCGGGCGTCGGCGTCGAACACCTGCAGGTGCCGCCGGATGCACCGCACGTCCAATCCGAACTGGGCGACCACCCCACGCAGCGCCACCCGGTTCGGGTCGAACACCGACCCCCGCACACCGACGCTGGTCTGCTCGTAGGCGGGGAACACCACCGGGCCGAGTTCGAACAGCTGAACCTCGGTGATCTCACGGCGGATCGGGCCACGGTCGCCTGGGTCCGCCAGCAGGTCGGCCAGGTCGTCGTCCTTGATGCGTTTCCCGTCCCGGTCCACCCACCGGTCCTGCAACACCCGGAACTTGAACGACATGCCCCGGATGGCCTGCGCGGCGATGGCCTGCCGAATGTCCTCCACCCGCTCCGTGTCGAACAGCCGGGCCCGCACGAACAGACCCTCATCGTCCTCGTGCAGATCCTCGATCCCGCCGATGGGTGCCGACCCGACCCGCTTGTCGTTGCCGTGGTCGAACTGCATCACCGGCGCCCGCTCACGCAGCGTCTTACGGAACGCGCCCCGCTTCACGACCTCCTCGTAGTCGCCGGCGTACGACTCGATGGTCGTCGGCTGGTCGAACACCGCCGCATATCCTTCGAGGGTCCGGCCGTCGCCGTCCGAACCCGGTTCGGCGGCGCGGAACTCGAAGAAGTGCGACCGGATCTCCGACCGCAGCACCTGCCGCGGATCCAGCACCGTGGTCATGTTTTGCCTCCCAGCAGCGCTGCCCTGGCGCCTTCCTGGTTTCCGTTGCCGTTCGCAGTCGCCTGGCCGGGCGGAATCAGTTGAACCGACACCATTCCGGTGTGCACCAGCAGCGACCAGTCCTGGTTCTGCACCGCGGCGATCGCCGACTGCGCGGTGAACCCGTCACGCACCAACGCGGTGATGGTCTGCGCCTCCTGCGACTGCACCTCGGCCGCGTCCTTGGCGTCCATGTTCAAGAACGGAATGCCCCGGGTCACGAACCACAGCCGGGCCGGCGCCGAGTCCGGGAACCGCGACGACGGCGGCGTCAGAATCGTTTCGAACGACGCAGCCGCGTTGGCCCACAGGTGTTGCATTGTCCCGTCGCCGAACCGGCGCCGAGCGGCGGTGAAATTGCCCGCGTTCAGCGAACTGCCCTGCAGCCCCTCGGAGAAGCCGACCCACGACGGCGGCACCCCCGCCGCGGCGGCCAGCCGCGACTCGCCCTTACCTGTCGTCACCGCAAAATCGACTTGCCGCATGTCCCTGCCGATGACGACCGGGTCCGCGCCACCACCCAGATACAGGGTTTTGTATGCGTTCCACGCGCCCTTGTGTTCGGCCTCAAGCAGTTCCTTGAACTCCTTGACCGCGTCGATGGTGATCGACGGGTCGAACTTGATGGCCAGATTGGGACTGGCCGCGTTGCGGAAGAACCGGTCCTTGTGGATGGTTGCGGCGTTGTCGCCCCACACGTCCCGGATGACCGGGGTCACCCAGGACTGGCCGGCGAACACCGCGTCCGGGTCCGGGTACGGGGCGAAATGCACCACCTCATCCGGCTCCAACACGAGGAGCCGGTCACCCCGCTCGTGCCGCGGCGCATACGCATAGCCGAGCAGCTCAACGTCGGCGGCCTCGGCCGGATGCTCGGCGTCCTCCCGCGAACCCATGATGATCGTCACCCAGTCCGGCCGCAGCCGAACAATGCGGTCCTCACCGAAGCGGACCCGCCGAACCCGGCGGCCGTAGAAGTTCCCCGCCCCGGTGACGTCCATCTCCATCCGGGACAGCAGGTCCGCGGTCGTCCCACCCCGCCACGGCCGGTCAAGCACCGACAGCTCGTCGGAGCCGAACAGGTCACCAGGCTCGCCCCGCTGGAACCGGGTCCACTGGAAACGGGCTTGGGAGAACACCTGCATCCGGGCCAGCATCAGCGCGAACACCGGCCCATTCGTCTTCGCAACCTGCGACAGGCTGCCAACCACCTGCTCCTCGTCGAGCGCCGGCATCGTGGTACGCAGCATGGGGAACAGGTCCGAATTGGTGATCAGATCCACGAACGTCTGCACCGACGAACGCCCCTCGGTCGCCCGGCGGCGGAAGACACGCTCCCAGATACCCATCAGGCTCCCATCAACCGAACATCGCGAACGGGGTCATCCGCGGAACGTGGATCCGGGGCGTCGCGTCCGCCCACAACGCCAGCGATCCGCCGACCAGTGGGCACACGTCGTCGAACACCGAGATCCGCTCCCATGCCCACAAGCTCTGACCCACCGTGCGTTTGCCTGCTCCAGCAACCGCATCCGTCAAATGCCGCTGGCCGATGTGCACCAAGTCCCGGCGGACCGGATCCGGATCAGCGACCGAAGCGTGGAACATGCCCGCCGCTGACACCATGTCACCGGCGGTCGGTCGGTACACGACCAGCCCAGCCTCCTCTGCCTCGTCAGCCAACTGCTGGTCATCCACCACGGTCGCCACCGGCTGATGCTTATCGACCAGCTCCTTCAGTCGTGGAATGGTCCACCGCGTACCCGGCCGGTGCTCAATCACCTCTACATGCCTGCGCCCCGACGGTGACCGGCCCGACGCGGTGATCGCCACCCACGCCCGATCTGGTCGCTGCGATGTCACCGCCAACGCCAGCCGGCCAGCGATCGTCGACCGCGGGTCAAGGGCAGCCACCCACGCCGCCTCCGAAATGACCTGCCAATGGTGCTGCCGGTCATCCCAGATGCCCAGCGCCTCACGCTTAAAGTCCTCGTCGCTGAGCAGCTTCCGCAGCCGCATGATCGCCTTCTCTGGCGTCCGCCGCGGAAACGACGGGTTCGCGATCCGCCACGCGTCCCGGTCATCCGGGTCCGCATCCTTCGGCGCCGCGAACTCCACGTAGAGGACACCATCGCTGACACCGTCCAACGCCTCCAGGCGAAGCCGCGTGAACACCTCACCCGGATCAGTTGGTTTCGGCGGCGTACCCATCAGGATCAGCTGTGGATTGACGGCCTGGTTCTGTGTCGGCGCCAGGTCCGCCAGAGCATGCTCGGTGAGGATCTGTGCCTCATCCAGCACCAGCCTGCGCACCTTCGTGAACCCGCGGATCGCGCCCCGCTCCCGGGCAGCGAACACAATCCGCGACCCATTGCGGAACGGGATGCACTCATTACCCGCCGCCGTGGTGATGTCGTCGTAGTCGATGTGTGCCTTCAGCAGGGACGTCTTCGCCCAGCCGCGCATTTCGTTGAACGACTCCCGCGCCACCTTGAACCGGTGCGCCGTCCACACCGTCGTCGTCCCCGGGTTGATGATCGAGTCAGCGAAGACGACCCCGCCAACGTCGAACGTCTTCCCCACCTGCCGAGGAATCGACAGGGCCACCGTGTCCGCCGCATACATGCCAGCGGCGTCCTTGGCGAGCAGGCACCGGTTCAGATCGGCCTGCCACGGGTCGAACAGGATCCCGATTCGCCGACACGTCGCCTCCGTTGCCGGAAACCCCGTCGAGACGATCCCCTTCGGTAGAACGACGTGGGCAGCCTCAGTTAGCAGCCCATGCCTCGTCTGGGGTTCCTGCTGCCTCGCCAACGTCGTCCACCTTGGTTTCCGCGTCCAGCGCCTCGATCTCCTTGACGATCTCCAGCAGGCGCCGCGACAGGGCCGCCAGATCCCGGGGCGGCGTATTCGGGCTGTCGATGTCCGCGGCGATCCGCGCCCGCAGGGCCACCAGCAGATCCCGCCGCTCACCAGAATCCGCCGCCGCCTTCACCGTCAGCTTCCGGGACCGGGCAGGCTCGCCATCGGCGACAACCCTCAGCCGAGACGGCTTACGCTGCGCAGGCATGGCGTCACCCCCAGAGAAAAACGGTGTGTGTAGAAAACCCTGGCTGCGAGCCGGGTCAGGGCC